TCATGCGAGGGGCTCGATCGTGCCCCCAATTAGGTCCGCTCCGGCGGGTCCTTTGAGCGCTGCGTAGACCGCATCCCATGCGGCCTGTCGCGCGTGGATGCCGGGCAGCACGATGCGGTCGCTGCGCGTGAAGTCTGGTGTTGTGGGGAAATGCTTGAAAACGATCGCGAGATAGCGACGTCCCTCGCCGCCTTGATGGTTCGTCATGCCTACAGCCTTCTTCTTGGTTATTGGCCGCCGAACAGCGACCCTCCTTCGACCCGGCGCGCCCCTGAATGTCTCCTTCGCGCATTGCCGGCCCTGCAAATTTTTATAAGCTATAAGCTGCCGCCTGTGGACATCAAATAGATTCTTTGTGGGGATTTACAGCGCTGCTGAAAAATGCCGCGCGATGAATGACAGGCACCAGACGCCGTCGTATCCGCTGCGAATGCCCGACGAATTGCGGCGGCGGCTGGAAGAGGCCGCCGAAGAATCAGGACGTTCCGTGAATGCGGAAATCGTTGCTCGCTTGCAGCAGTCCTTCGTATCACGCGTCGAACTAACGCATACGGAAGTCGTCGCGGTCGTGAGGGCCACGCTCGACGAGCTGGAGCGGCGGAAGCGGTAATTCCCACCGTCCCGAGGTGAGGCGCGTCACTGCGTCCGGCCGCCAACGGCGGGATGATCCACGCCATGAGCACCTGCCGCCCCGCTTGGATCTCCATCCGCCTGCGCTGCCGACCGACAGGCGAGCGGCTGTTATGGAGAGGCCGGCAGGTGATGATGCGCAGACCGTAAGAGCGCCGCAGGCAACCAACGCGCCGCCGCGGTCGGTGATCACCAAGCCCGATCCTGTAGCATCTGCGCGCATGGATAGGCTGCTTCTCGGGTACATCGTTGCGGTACACGCCGCGCTGGTGGCGGTCCTTTCCACGTCCGATTTCCTGCCCAAGGTAAAGGCCAGGCTGGCAGGTGGTCATCGCGACAACACGGCGCAGGTGATGGAGCAAGCGCGCATTCTTGCTCTCACGGACCGGCTGGTCCCCGACGGCACCGTGGTCCTTCTCGGCGACAGCATCATGCAGAGCCTGCCAGCAGTCGCTCTCGCGTCAGGCGCCGTGAACTACGGGGTCGGCGGCATGTCGGCGGCCCAGCTGGTGCAAGCGTTGCCGCTCTTCCACGATTCCATTGGCCGCTCCCGCGCGATCGTTTTGGCGGTGGGCATCAACGACTTCATCCAAGGCACGCAGCCCGGCTTGGCGGACCACTACAAGGCCATCCTCACGGCAATCCCAGCCGAGAAACCGATCGTCTGGAGCTCGATCATGCCGACGGCTCGCACGAGCGCCGCCGCGATAGCGGACGCGAACGCCACCATCAAGCGGCTGTGCGCTCTGCGTCCGCGCTGCGCATTCGTGGACACGTGGCCGCTCATGGCACCCGGCGGGGAACGCGTGCCCAGCTTCTATCGTGACTGGGTGCACCTGAACGGCGAGGGCTATCGGCGCTGGCTCCCGGCGTTGCGGCACGCGCTGAGCGAAGTTAACCAGCCAGCTGGTGCCACCTGATCGCGCCGGCGATCGTCAGCCCGGCGGCGGCCGGAACCCCTCGCGCGGCAGTGTGCCGCCGGCGCCGGTGAGATCCTGCGTCATGACGTCACCGCCGATGTCGCGCACCCAGCAGCCAGAGTAGTGGCGCGCGCCGGACGTGACGAGCATTGTCCTGGCGGGTGGGATCCCCTCGGCCTCGAGCGCCATGGCGAGCTCCTCGTAGGCACATGCCTGCTGCGTCAGCTGCACGGTGTAGGTGCCCTGGCGGTAGACCGGGTCACCGGTGGCCACCGCAGCCGGCGCAGGCTGCGCCAGCAGGATCACCATGGCCGCGCCGACGCTCAGGGCGACGACGGCCAGCAGGAGGGCGAGAGCGGCGCGCATGTCAGTGGGGCTTCCTCAGCGCCTCGTAGTCGGCGACGCACTTGCTGCCGGCCGCGCGGGCGGCATCGGTGTGGGCGGCAAGCTCTGCACCAGCTCGCTCCAGCCGGCTGCGCACGTTGACGAGCAACTCGATGGCGCCGGCGGCTGCCTCGACGTCGCCGGCAGTGGGGGAATCAGCGAGTCGGGCACCCCACTCACGGGCGGCAGCGGCGGATTGCTCGCGCAGGCGGTCAGCAGCAGCGAAAGCGTCGTCGCGATCACGGCGCATGCGCGCGAGAAGTCGATCCTGGTCACGTTGGTTCTCCTCCATGGCGGCGATGCGCCGCGCGGTTTCGGCCGCGTTCGCACTCGCCCGGGCCAGCGCCGCAGCGGCAAGCCGGGCGCGCTCCTGGTCGCCAGCCGCCTGCAGGCGCGCGATCTGCACGGCGTCGACGTTCTCCTGCCAGCGCGCGCCCTGCAGCGCGCCGAAGGCCAGCAGCGCGGCGCCCAGCACCGCCAGCACGAGCCAGCGGTACGGGCTCGGAATGAGACTGGAGAGGTTCACTTGTCGCCTCGCAGCCACTCAGGCAGGTCCGGCAACGGCAGCGTCTGGCCCGCCAGCACGTGCGTGCAGTCACCAAGGAACTGCACCATGCCGTCCCTCACGAACGTGTGGCAGCGCTTCTCGATGTGGTCCGGGCCCTCGTTCCACGTGGTCAGGACGCTGGGCGTGAAGGTGGGCCGCTCCACGTTGCCGTTGAAGCCCCAGGCCCCAGGGCCATCGGTACGGACACCGTGCAGCCCATCGCAGCCCTGACACCAGTAGGTGAAGCCTGCGGTGCCGTCACTTGCCGCCCAGCGGCGCAGCTTGCTGGAGACCGCGCTCACGCCAGCATCTCCGACAGCCGCACGCGCAGCCCTGCGACGTGCTCCAGGCCCAGCGTGCCGCCGTTAACGCGCCGGCGCAGACGGACCTGGTCGCCCAGCATCTCGTCGGGGATGCGGTCCTCCCACCAGGCAATCGCGATCTCCAGGCCGTAGCGGCACTCGCAGGCGAGCTCGGGCACTTCCAGCAGGTCCTGGCCGACCAGATCACCGACATGCGCGTAGGCCGCCCGGCCGGTCAACTGGATCGGTGAGCGGCCGCGGTACCGGTAGCCGTCGCCGGTCTCCGGCGGCCCGTTGCCCATGCGGTTCGCGTAGACGCAGTTCGCCAGCTTCGCCGGGCTGAACGCGTATGGGACCGCACTGGCGACGGTCGTGAAGCGCGCCGGCCACACGGCGCAGATGCGCTCCGGGTTGTACGACAGCCGCTCCTCGACGCACTCCAGCATCGCGCTCTCGTGCAGGATCTGCGGCAGGAAGTCCAGCAGGTCGCGGATGCCATCGGAGAATTTCTGCGGCTGCACCTCGTCCTCGAACGGATGCTGCCACCGCGCCGCCGTGAGAGGGCGCACGCCGAGGCCAGAGAGGATCTCCAGCCATTCGCGGTCGGTGATCACGGAAGCATTCCCCGGACGTCCGCCCGCGCGTCGGCCGCCATCTCGCCGATGTCCTTGCCCTGCTGCCGGCGCTTCTCGAGCCACAGCACGACAGCGCCCAGGATCCACCAGCACGGCAGACCGGCCAGCGCGAGCAGCGGCGCCGCAACCATGAAGGTGCCCATCCACGCCTCCATGCCGAGGCCCTGCGCGAGCGTCGCGCCAGCGGAGAACACCTCGGGGTGCCGGCTGTAGGCGGCGGCTACCATCAGCGGCCCCAGCAGCGCGGAGCCGGCCATCGTGGCCAGGATCCGCATCGCGGCCTCCTTCGGAGTCTTGGGCAGCAGCACCATGAAGCCGAGCGCGCTGGCGACGACTCCGATGGCGAGTAGCCCGCCGATCGCCTTGCCGATGGCCCAGCCGCCGGCAGCAGAGGATGCGGGTTCCGTCACGATGTTGCCTTTCATGTTTTCCGCTAGGAAGGTAGGTTGGAGAACACTGGCTGCCGCGCACTGCTGGCGCGCCGCATCAAGCTTTTTTCACCGTCACGCGCAGCGTCCCGTTCAGAAGATCGACGGGGCCGCTGCCTCGGTTCCACATGGTCACCGTGACGGTGTTCGACGAAGTGACTTGGCCGAACCACAGAATGTCCGAGCCCCCTGCAGATGCCTGCTGATCGTGACTCACACCGGTCACGAAATCCCCGACCGAGGCACCTGTTACGGTGACGGTCGTCTGCTGGGTCGCGCCGGCAGCCAGACTTGCGGGGTTGTAGCTGGCGCTTCCCGAGAGCTCCTCGGCCACAGGCAAGACCATCGGACGCGTTCCAACGCACACGACGACATCGCTCACTTCCACGTAACCGGTAAGGCCGCTGGCATCGGTGATGATGTTCAGAGGAAGGCTCGTCGCCCCGGACGGGACCGTGATCGTCACGCTCAGGAATTCATCCGCGCCACTGGCAACGGTGCCACCTTGCCCGGTATAGCCAGCGAGCCTGGGCTTCACCCCGGACAGATTCGTCTTGATGAAGCACGCGGCAGTGATATTGAGCCCCCTCAATCCAGCGATCGGGATTCCGTTCACCGTATCGATGGTCTGCTGCAGGCTCGGGCGCCCCGCGGTGATGTCCATGCGGCACCTCTTGCCGCTCAGGACACCTGTTCCGGTAATCGTGGTCACACTTCCGGAGCTGAAATCGCTCCAGTTGTTCAGACCGTTCGCGAAGTTCCCGTTCTTGCAAAGGCTCCGACTAAACGCAGGCGCCAAAATCTGCTGACCGTTGATGCTGGCCGCCGGAAGAAATTCAATCTCGTTGGCGACGCCCTTATTGCTGATGTGGTTCGTTCCACTGTACGAATGGCGGAACGCAAACCGGTTCGCGCTGCTGAGGGCGCGCGCCTCCACACGCGGCGTCGCTGGTGTCGCATAGCTGCTGTTGTATTCGAGGTAGCCCATGCCCTCGCACAGGTTGGCCGAGTCATCCAACAGGAGCGTGGCCTCGCTCGAATTCGATTCGAGCGAGAGGCGTCGGAACCGGTTGGTGAGTCCGCCCAGCACCACCTGGTTGATCGTGGGGGCGCGCTTCGGCACCGCATCGCCGTAGGCGTCGTAGGCGAAAGTGCTGAGCGCCAGCGAATTCACGTTGTTTCGCGGCGGAACGATCAGGCCCCATCCAGCTGCTGGCGCGAGATTCGCGTCGACGTCCCAGTAGTAGCACCGAGCGTTCCCGCCGAAACTGATGCCGCTCGTGGGGTCACGACCGTCCCCCAGCCCCAAGGAGACACCCGTGAAGCCGCGAACCTTTGCATTGCGCAGTGTTCCCAGGGAGCCGCCAAGGCACAAGCCGCTGAACGCATTGTTGACGACGGTCACATTGATCGTTCCGCTCGCCAAGTCGACCGCGCTGAAGGAGTAGTTGCTGAACCACACTGTCACCGTGTCGGGCGCGCTGACCCAGGCAGTGAGCACAATTCCATCCGCCGTATTGGTGAAGGTGGCACGCGCATACCCGCCAGTCGTCGCACCAGGCACAGAGACAGTCGTCGACGCGCCTGCCGGCGTGATGTTCGAGATCGCGGCGCCCGCGGCAATGCTCGGCGGATCGTAGACGGCACTCCCGGTCACCGTCGTGTAGTTCGCGAAATTGGCTTGATACAGGGTGAAGTTGGCGAACTCGTTGCCGCACGTCTGGCCCGTTCCAGATCCGGCATCCGAATTGAGCGTCAACGCGAATGACCCCGCAGCCCCAGCGTAGTACAGGTTCGATCCGTCGAAGTCGACGTCGAAATTGGTGAACGTCTTCGGCGTCGTGTACTTGTAGGTGGCGTGCGGCATGATGCCGGACTTTCCAGCGCACGCCGTAGCCCAGGAGGCAATCGCACTGTCGTCGTCGGTGACGCCGTCGCCTTTCGCCCCGAACCACATCACGCTGATCCTGCCCGTGAAGACACGCTTCCAGCGCTTGCCAGCGTTCGGGCCGCTGGTCACGACAATGACGGTCCCGCCATCATCCACGCTGCTCGCGTCGCTGTCGTCGCGCACGAAGTGGCCGCCGATCGTCGGCGCGGCGGTGACGAGGTAGCCCGTCACCTGCACCGAGGTCGCATTGCCAGCGTAGGCCCGCAGTGCGGCGTAATCAACCAGCCGCAGGTCGGCGTCAACGATGCCCTGGTACACCCGCCAGCTCGCCGTGTCGCTCGCGAACGCAGCACTCGACGTGTGCGCCACCACGCACACATACCAGGTCCCCGACTCGAGCACCAAGTCCTTCAGCGCGTATGCCGTGCCCGGCCCCGCCCACGCACCCCTGGAGGTGAACGCCTCGATGGTGGCAACGGCACCGGCGAGCGTCTTGCGCTGCACGCCTAGCCGATCCGTGTACGTCGGATCGGAGCTGCTGATGGCCTCGTCCAGCTTCTGCGCGTTGAACAGCAGATCGCTCGGATCGTAGCTGGGAACGGGGTTCGAGGTCGTCATGCGGTCTCCGTAGCGGCTCAGGCCATGCTAGGGAGGCTGTCCGCACGCCCTCAGTCGTTCGCGTACACCCGCTCGTCGTAATTCACCATGGACAGGGCCACCCGACCGTCCGCCGCCGGCTTGACCTCGGTCACCGTGTACAGGCCGGCCGCTTCGACCTCGGCAGCCGTGAGGCCCACCGCGAAGGCGTAGCGGCTCCCGAGCTGGCGGTCAGCATCCGCCACGTACAGGCCATCAGGCAGGCTGGCCAGCGTCACGCCGCCGCCGGCTGCCGGCGTGCAGACCACGGACGCCCCCAGGCGCGCGCCATCCTCGCCGGTGAACAGGATGCGTCCGGTGGTCTCGCCCTGCCAGTCCAGCAGCTCGCTGGTCGTGATGGTCAGGCCCTCGATGCTCATGACCTCGCCCGCCTGCAGGCCATCATCCCCTGCGAAGTCATTCGGGTCGATCCAGCGCACCAGCGCGCCCGGGCCGAGCGTGTGCGCCTCCGCCAGCGCGGTGTCGCTCACGCTCTCGCGCTGGAACAGCAGTCGATTGGCCTCCAGGTAGGCGCGGTTTTCGGCCTGAGCCGTCGTCGCGCACCCGAGCAGCTTCACCTTCTTCGGGTGCGCGCTCGATCCGAGTACCGGAGCGCCGCTGGTGATGTCCAGGCGGATGTAGCTCTTCTTCGCCTGCGTGGTCTCGTCCACGTACTCGACTTCGACGCCATCGTCGGAAGCCGGCAGGTTCGATGCGAAGCTGATGCCGGACTCGCCGCCGGCGGCCAGACTGCGGTAGTCGAGCTGCATCTCCGGGTAGTCGCGTGCCTGGTCGCGCGTGGCGGTCCACTTCGTGCCGTCGCGCCAGATCACACAGCGCGCCATGTTCGCCACCAGTTGCATGCGCTCGCCGAGGCTCATGTCGGCATCGTCGAGCGAACCGTCGAACCGCAGCAACTCGGAATTCTCCCCGTGCTCGGTGTTGATCGCCGCAAACGCCGCGGTGTCCAGACCAGCGATGTCGTTTCCGGAGAGGGTCCAGATGTGTGCAATTGCGCGCGCGAAGTTGCGGCTCTCGGATAGCGTCGCGTCGGTGAGCGTACGCACGTGGCGCAGCCACCGAAGATTGAACTTCCGATCGCTGAAGCCCGTGGCGGCCAGCGTCGCCTTAGTCGTGACGCGCAGCACAGTGACGCCGGGAAGCTCCTTGGTCGCGTAGTACCTCACGCCGTAGACCTCCTCCAGCTTGGCGACGTCGGAGCCCTGCTCGTCGTCCTGGGTGGTCGTGCGGGTGAACTGGATGCGGTAGGTACCCGATCCGGCAGATGGTGTGACCTTCTTCGTGAAGAATCGCTGGTCGAAGGTGTCGTCGGAGAACGTGTCCGTCCGGTCCTCGCGCGTGCCGACGATCTCCACGCCGTCGCCGTCTACCTGCCACCATTCGGTCTTGATGTCCACGGACCCCTTGAGCCCGCGCAGGAATACCACGTTCCACCAGATGCGGTCGCATTCGATCGGCAAGGTGAAGGGGCCCACCGCTGTGGTGGTGGTTTCGTTCGGCGTGATGGTCACGTTCGTCATCTCGCCGACAACATCGGCCGTCCACGCCGAACTGCTGAACGTGAATGCGACGTCTGAGCCCGACACCACATAGCTCTGTACGGTACATGTCTCGTTGAAGAGCGTGGAGCCGCCGCCGTAGTAGAACTCAACCCCGGCGGTGCCGGACGGGACAAGGCTCTTGAGCTGATCGAAGTCCGCGGAGTCCGTGAAGGTGATGTTGAAACTCGTAGCCCCTGCCGTGGCGTTGACGCTGCCCGTCTTGTTCAGAGTCGCGTATGCCACCGCGTAGGGCAACTCCTGACCGTTGACCTCGTCGGAAGCGAACGCCTCGAACACGTCGTTGATCGTGGTCGTGCCGAACTCGGGATACCCGCCGGAGGGCACCGGCTCGAACACCTCATAGGAGGATTCAGCGATGTCGGCGACCGGTGTGTCCGCGTACTGCACGTCGGTGATGGTCCCCTTCCCGCGGCTGGCGCACATCGTCTCGGTGACGTACTTGATGTGGTCGACGTACTCCGCGACGGAAGGCTGAATCAGGTCGGGCCAGATGCGCCGGTAGCCGTACACGTCGGGGATGGCCTGATAGGTCCGCGCTATGTTCGTCTGGCCGGTGAGCTTGTTGTTCGGGCTCTCGTGCTGGATCTGCGCCTCTGGCGGGCGAGGCATCATCGCGTAGGCGACGACGGCGAAGGCGGCGGCCGCGATGAAGATCCAGGTGAACGGGTCCAGCCCCTCGGGCCGGCGGATCACCGTCACGCGATCCAGTACGCTCGGCGGCCGGTCCATGCGCGGATCGGTTAGCGGGTCCACGGTCATGCCGTTGATGCGCAACTCGCAGCCGGCGCCGCCGGCGAGGTGACGCTCGATGTTGGCCTGCACGCTGATGGTGCAGTCCAGCGGGTAGGACGCGCTGCCGGTGATGCCGACCGGGTCGTGGAGGATGATCAGCATGGAGCGTATCGGTAAAAGCGGAGCTCGCCGTACACGCGCGCCAGCGCCGCGAGGCGCGTCACCCGCACGCTGCCGGAGCGTTCGTCGGAGCCCTCGGAGTGCAGCACGCGCTGAACGTCGAGCAGGATCCCGCAGTGCGTGGGCGAGCCGTCGCGCCAGGCCATGAAGCACGTTGCGCCGGCCTGCGCGGCGCACTCGATCCACCCGGCCGCGCGCGCGAAACCGGCCGCGATGTCCGTTTGCGGCACATCGCCGAGGTCGACTCCCAGCACCTCGCGGAAGTACAGGACGATGAGCCCGTAGCAGTCGGCCGCGTCGAAGTCGGCGCGCCACTTGCGCCACGGCCGGCCGACCATGCGCGCGGCGAACTCGGCGGCCGTCACGACAGGATCTCCAGCCCGGTGAACACCGCCGGGTCATAGACCACGCCGACCTGCCTGCGCATGGGGTTGTCCACAGTGGCCGTGACCTGCACGGCGTCGGTGGAGAACTGGATGCCGCCCTGTTCAGCGACGTACAGGCTCCAGCTCAATTGCGGCGTGGCGGTGCTCCCGAGGTACACGTCATAGGCCACCGTGATCGGCGCGCGCGAGCCGGAATCCTTGAGCAGCTTCAGCTGCTGCTTGAATTGGCGGCCGACAACCAGCCGCGGAAAGACCATCGTGAGCTTTGGCTGCGAGTCGCTCTTCTGGTCTGGCGGCGTGATCGTCATCGGCGCGGGCGTGTGCCCGTTACCGCCGAGAGTGACCGCGGCGAACTGGTTGGCCACCAGCCGAAATGGAGCATCGAAGGCTGGATGGTCGAACGTGATCGCGTGGTACTCCGCGAGTGGAGACTTCACCGTCCAGAATTCGCGTGCGGTGGTCATGCTGCCGGAATCTCCTGCGTGAGCGCCTGATCGATCAACCCGGCCCACCTATACCAGTGCGGCAGGCCGATGATGGTGTCGGCGGCGTCGATGTAGCCCTGCGGGATCACTTGCGCGCGCGCCATGATGGTGGCGGAGTAGGTGAAGGTCTCCCCTTCCTCGCGGCAGTCCAGCAGGCCCTGCGGAGCGAAGCGGCAGGTGTGGGGGATCGTCCCGAACTCGGTGCGGATCGGCATCTCGAATGCCTGCACGCCGCGCTCCAGGTCGGTCTCGAACCAGTCGACGAACGCTGCCGCCTGCGCGCGCGTGAATCGGAACTCCAGGCGCCAAGCGACCGGGTTATCCTCACCCGACGGCTGCACATACAGCTTTCCCTGGCCGGGCGGCGTGGCGCGAAACGGCGCGGCCTGCGAGCGTGACTTGGCGCGCAGCGCGGTCGGCAAAGTGGACGGGTAAGCTACCGTCATGGGCTACACAGGCGAACCGACCATGCGCGCGTCATAGACGAACGCTTCGCCCTCCTGTCGACAGTCGCTGAGGCCATCCGGAAGGAACTGAAGCAGGTGGGTGACGAGGCCAGCCTCGGTGCGCAGGGCCATGGTGAAGTCGTTGGCGCCGTTCTCCAGGTTCTGCGTGAACCACAACTGGAACCGTACGGCGTCCTCCCAGGTGAACCGGAACTGCACGTCCCACTGCTGCGGCGCCGTGGTGCCGATCGCCTGGGCGTAGGGCATGCCCCGCCGCGGCTCGGTCATGCGGAAGGCGGCCGACTGGCTGCGGCTCTTTGACGCGCGGAGGATGGTCCCCAGCGACAGCGGGTAGGTCTGCGTGGCCACAGGGCCATGCTAGGGAGCCCGGTGGGGCTATCTCATCACAGACGCGGCCGGACGTTCGTGGTGCTGCGCAGCGCCGTGGCCACCTGGCCGGTGTTGCTGCTGATCTGGCTCGCGACCTCGCCCACGGCGCGGGCCACCGCGATTTCGATCGTGCGCGCCTGCTGGTCCACCGCCACGCTGGTACCGGGCGGCGCGTTGTGCACGTTGATCGTCCACTGCACGGTGCCACCCACCTGATCCGCCGGCGTCACGCGTCCCGACTTCGTCGGCAGCATGTACTGGTTTCCATTGCTGGCCGTGAACATCTCCGGCCGGCCCGTCTCGTTGACGCGGTACAGGCTCCCCGCCGACGCCGGGCCGCCGTACTGCCGCCCGCCCGCCACTTCACCGATGGCCATCCCAGCCACCAGGCCGGCAGAGGCGTAGCCCGTTGCCTTGATCACCGTCGCCAAGCCGATACCAGCCACCGGCCCGAGGCCCAAGGGGGGCGGCGCCAGCGCCGCAGCCGCGGCGGCGTTGGTGCTCATGATGATCTGCGCCACGGTGATCGCCTTCTGCGCCAGGAAGGCCGCTTTCCCCAATGCGGACTGCTCCTGGCCCGTCTTCTGCAGGAGCGCGTAGACGTTCCCCGCGAGGTCGGCCATTGCGGAGAGCTGCATCTCCTGCGCTCGCTGCTGCCGGTCCGCCTCCTGCTGGCGGACCTGTTCCCGCTGCTCCGCCGCCCACCGCTGGATGGCCAGCTTCTGGTCCTGATACAGCTGCTCGTTGGCCAAGTCCTGCTGACGCGCCTGTTCCACGATGGCCAACCGCGCCTCCTCTTCGATGCGGATCTGCTCCAGCGGGTCGTCGAAGGCGATGTCCCGCCGGGCGTCCTGCCGGTTGCGCTCGATCTCCGCGCGCTCGCGCACAGCCCGGCGCTCGGCCTCCAGACGCTCGCGGTCGATACCCTCCTGCGTCTTGCGCATCAGCTCGGCGCGATCCTTCTCGGCGGCCTCGGTGATTAGCAGGACCGCCTGGACGTAGGTCTGCTCGCTGATCTTCTTCTCGTCCAGGTTCTTCTTTGCGACCCGCAGCTTTTCGGCCTCGGTCTCGTTGATTACCCCCATTTCCGTGGCCTGAGCCTTGCGAAGCTCGGCGAGATAGGCTTCGGAATCGAACTTCTCGGCCGCGGACTTCTTCGGCTTGCCGCCGCCGCCCGCGCCAGGTGGAGCCTTCAGCGTCGACGCCGCCGGCGCCGGGTTGATGAAGCCGCGGCCGCCGCCGGCGCCAGCGTTCCACAAGTCGCGCAGCTGCTTGCCGGCGAGCGGATCTCTGTTCACGGCCTTGATGTCATCGAGCAGGGAGGACAGGATCGTCCTGGCGCCGGAGAAATTGCCCTCCATCACGGCGCCGGCACTCGCAGCGAGCCCCCCCAAGCCGATGCCAATCTGCTTGAAGCCGCGCACGATGAAATCGGCAGCGTCGACCACATAGGACAGCACGACTTTCGTACTGTCCGCCCAACTCTTGATCTTCTCGTTCCGGCTCAGCGTGCCGGCCTCGTCGTTCGCCGCTCCGAACTGGTCAGCCAGCTTGTCTAGCACCTCGCCCAGGCCCTTCGTGACGCCGGTCAGGGCGGTGCTCGTGCCGGTGAGCTGGTCGAACTTCTCGTTCGCGCGCAGGGCCGCGTCGACGGCCACGTCGAACGCGCCGCCCACCGTCTGCGGGAATTTGGCGAAGTCCGCCTCGATCTGCGTTGCCGCCTTGCCCAGCGCGGCCATCACAACATCGGCCGTGAGCTTGCCGTCCTCGCCGAGCTGTTTCAACGCACCGATCGGAACGCCCAGGCCGTCCGCGAGCTGGCGCATCAGATAGGGAGCGTTCTCCAGCAGCGAGCGCAGCTCGTCGCCCGCCAGCTTGCCGGAGCCCAGCGCCTGGCCGAATTGCAGCATGGCGGACTTGGCTTCGACGGCGCTCGCGCCGGACACCCGGATGGCCTTGGCCAGCAGCTCGGTCAGCCTCAGCGTGTCGTTCTGCGTGCCCCCCATCTGCAGGATGGATTGGTTCAGGCGCGCGAACACCGCCGCGTTGGCTTCGACCGTGGTCTGCGTCTCGCGGCTGATGGCGATCAGCCGCTGCATGGCCACGGTGCCACTGTCGAAGCTGCCAGCAGCCACCTGCACGCGCGAGGCCAGCAAGCGCATATCGTCGGCGAGCTTCGCGGACTTGATGACCGCCAGCGCGGTGGCGTAGATCTTGATCGCGGCGGTGATCTGAGACAGCCGCGCCTCGAACGCGTCCAACGAGCCGGTGGTCTTCCGCAGCGCACCGTCAACCTTGCGCTGCCCATCGATCATCTTCGCCGTGTCGAGCGTGATGTCGTAGTACAGCTCGCCTACTTTTTCAGCCACGGCTGCGCTCCTTGATCGCCTTCATGGCGGCCATGTACTCCTCGCGCGTGGGCACGTCGCGCTGCTTGTGCGCGTCCGGGAACTTCATCTCCAGCATCGTCTGGAACTCGGTCATGCTCAGCGCCTCGGCGTCCGCGCTGGAAAGCCCCAGGTGCACGCGCGCGGCCGCGATGTACTCGGCGGCGTCGAAGCGGTCGGAGAACTTGCCGTCGCCCTTGCCGGGCCTGGCCTTGCCGACGATTCCGTGCTGCATCAGGTGGCGCGCGAGGATGACCTTCTCGGACGCCGGCATCAGGCCGGCATGCGGCCCTTCGCGGTCCATCCAGCCCACCAGGGGCGTCGGGTCATCCTGCTCGCACAGGCACGCCAGGACGTAGGTCGCTGCGTCAGCCGCCTTCGGGCCGTGCAGGTCCGCGAAGATGCAGACGATCTCCTGCGGGTCGCCGAGGGTCGCGATGCGGCCGAACGACGGCGCGAAGGTCCACTCCCCGCCGTTCCCCGCTGTGACCCTGACGAAGCCGCATTCGACCAGCACAGTGGCTCACAGATTGAACAGCTGCGCCGTCAGCCCGGCCGCGCCTTTCAGGTGCACCACGCCCTGGCAGTAGGCCGACACGGTGGACAGGACCACCGCCTTGCTCGCGCCGGCCGGGACCGCGATGTCGAGCCCCGCGGCCACGGAGACGGAACCCACGCCGGTGGCGCTGACGGTCGTGCCGCCGGCGCCGTCGAGCGTCGCCGTGAGCGCGCCGCCCGTGGTGTTCGTCAGCACCAGCAGCTGGCGGCGCTTGGCGTCGAAGGTGATGGTGTCGTCCGCGCTCAGCATGGTCCCGGTGGCGGTGAACGCGCCGACAACGGCGCCCTCGATGGAGTCGATCGCAGCCATGGCCGCTCCTTACGCCGCAGGCGTGAAGGTCACAGCGCCGTTGGACGTGGCGCTGATGCTCCACGTGCCGGTGTCCGAGTACGGGCTGTCGTTGCTCCACTCGGTGATCATGAACGGGCCGCTGTACTTCTTGCCCGACGGATACGTCAGGCGGAACCACGCCTTGGGCTGGTCGCTGGTGGCGCTCGGATCGGCGACGTGCGCTTCCAGATCCTCCTGGTTGTACGTGGCATCGTCGTAGCTCACGCCGTCGCCCGAGAATTCGACGTTGCGGAACGTCGCCGCCGCGGTCTTCGTCTGGTCCGGCGAGCTGTCCGCCGTGGTGTCGGCGGTGTCCCAGCTGGTTTTCAGCGACTTGCCGCGCATCATGCCCAGCGTCTTCCAGGTCAGCCCGGATTCCACGGCGTCCTCGGCCGCGATGGCGAATTCGACCAGTACGTCACGACCCACATGAGCGCCCATGCTCTTCTCCTTCAGTTGGTGATTGCCGACACGGCGATCTCGTACACCGGCCGACCGTCGTCGGTGGCCATGAAGACCGGCTCGCCGGCCTGAAACAGCACCACGTCGCCCGAATCCGTGCGCATGGCTTCGACGATCGCGTCGGCGCAGGCCTGCGGCACGCTGGCAGCGTCGCCGGCTGCGCCGATCAGCGCCACTGTGAATTCGGGCCTGCGCACCAGTGCCGCCGGCAGCCCGCCAACGGGGCGGATCACGGCGTAGCGGTCGGCGGTGTTGCCGTCCATCCACCGCCCGAGCTGGATCCGCCAGCCAGTCAGCAGCGGCAGGATGAAGTTGCGCAGGGCGTCCGCGGCGGTCATGCGACCATGCTAGGGAGGACGCCTCAGGTCTTGATCGAGCCCTTGAGCACCGCGCGGATGTTCGGCTCCGCGTTCTCGATGCCGTGCTTGAGGAACAGCTTTTCTGCGGTGGGGCGGCGGAAGGTCTGCTTCACCGCGGGATCGTGCACCGGCACCGCATAGTTCGCGGTGTAGCCCACCACGCCGCGGATCTTGTCGCCTTCCTGGGACACGTCGCGGAACTGCGAATTCAGCAGCGTGGAGGTGTCGATCGGCGTCAGCACGCTCGCCTCGCTGGCGCCCAGGATCAGCGCCTGCGTCATGCCGCGCGCGGCCCGCGCCTGCATCGTTGCCGTGAACTGCGGCAGCTTGTTGCTGATGCGCTTCGTCGCCATCAGGCCTCCACCAGCGCCAGCAGCGCCTCCTCGTAGGTGATGTCGAGCCAGTAGATGGTGGCGAGGCCATTGGCGAAGCGGTACAGGCCGCCGGGGTCCAGCTCCAGCTGCCGACGGTAGGCCTCGAGCTCGCTGTCGAAGCGGAATGCATCGTCGAACAGGTAGGCCAGCCAGAAGCGGATCAGGCCCACGCGGCGCATCTGCTCGATGTGGACCTTTTCGTGCGCCAGCAGGGCCGCGTCGCCCTTGCGCTCCGGCCGCACGAAGATCACCCAGGGGCACGGGCAGAAGCCCTGCGCCCAGAACAGCAGGCGCGTGGAGATGACGAAGGGTAGGCGCATCGGTTCTCCCTACGTGGCGACCTTATAGTCGTCGGCCTGCTGGTCGAAGGTGTCGGCGTACCGCGTGACCGCGCGCACCTCGAACGCGCCGGCGGCGAGCGGGCTCGCGAGCGCGCTCTCGCCGATCAGGATCATGTCGCCCTGCTTGATGGCCGATTCCTCGGTGTGGATGATTTGCCGCGTGGTGAACTCCACGCCCTTGGCGTCCGTCATGCGCACGGACTCGGCCGAGTAGTCGCAGTCGATGACCACCGGCGCGCCGTAGGTGGCCTGCCCGGTCCAGTCGTCGCGGCCGGTCAGCGGCCAGTAGGTGGCCTTGCTGGTGTGGCTCCAGCGCGCGGCGGCCGACATGCCGGCCTCACTGGTCCGCTTGGACGACGGGCGTCCCGATGCCGCCGTTGCTGAAGCGGTACACGGCCCCGGCCACCGCGTTGTTCACGACGACCCCGGCGGCGTGGACGCGGCTCACCTCCACCCATGCGGCGTCAGCGGTCTGCTTGCGCTCCAGCAGAGCCATGCCGCCGGAGACTTGCGCGTTGAAGTTCCCCACGGCGGGGGTGAATTCGGTGTCGAGGGCGGAAACGAGCGTGGCCATGGTGCTCCCGGTCAGACGATCATGAACATGGTGGCGGCGCTCGGATCGGTGCCGATCAGGTCCGTGACCGTGCCAGCGGTGTCCAGCGCGGCCAGCGAGCGGCGCAGGGCCGACAGGTCGCCGTCGCGGTTGCGGAAGCTGCGGGAGGCGCCCGAGGGCGCGCCCTGCGATGCGATGCGGCGCGGGTCGCCGGCCGCCGCGATGATGGCCACGGCCATGGCCTGAATCAGCGCCTGGTCGGCGGCGCTGTACCCGGCCTCGGTCATGGCGGCTTCGGCGGTCGCCACCTTCGCGACCGCAGCGTCCACGATGAACGACGGCACGCTGACGCCAAGCGCCTGGTCCAGGTACTCGGTCGCCTGCGCGCTGGTGATCACTTCTTCTTGCTCTGGGGTTCGGTCGCCTTCGCCAGGGCGTCCATGGCCTCGGCCAGCTGCTTGCGCAGCTCGTCGGCCTCGGCCTTCGATGCGTCGAGCGCGGCCTGCGCGTCGGCGAGCTGGACGCGTGCCTCGTCGGCCAGCTTCAGCGCGTCGGTCGCGGCACGGTTGGCTGCCTCGAGCCGCGCCGGCGCGTCGCCTGCGGCGGTGGCGGGGGCCGCCATGCTCAACGTCGCCTTGGTGTCGTCCGGCGCGCGCTCGCACTTGCCCACGGCCCAGGCCGGGACGGCGGGCACCTCGACGATGTCGCCCACCTTGGCCCCGGAGGGCCACGGGGCTTTCAGGTTCGTGATGCGCAGTTTCATGCTCAGGCCTTCGTGATGTGCGCGATTTGGCTGTGGCCGTCGTAGTCCGACTTGAACTGCGGCGCGGCCATGGCCATCACGCCGAAGACGTAGTCGTCCTCGGTGTTCTGGCGCGCCTTCGGACGGGTCACCAGCGGCATGGCCTGCAGCATGGAGCCCCACTCGCCCGTGGCCAGGCCGGCGATGCCCAGCATGTCGTTCGCCGGAACCTTCGACGCCGGCACGATCTCGGCCACCTGCGCGATCTCCTGCATGCGCGCCAGGATGGTCTTCGGGTAGCCGGCGACGAACTCGTTCAGGCTGGCGTAGACCCAGTCGCCGTAGTTCAGGAACACGGTGACTCGGCCGAAGGCGTTGTCGCCCACCAGCGCGTTGATCAGGTTCGAGAACGCGGTGAGCCACTGCGCGCCCGTCGCGCCGTTCAGGTCGACGCCGTGCGTGTCGGTGCTGCGCTCCGGGAACGTGCGCAGGCCGTAGATCGTCGCGCCGCCGACGACGATGGACGACAGGCCGTTCAGGACCATGTCCTCCAGCTTCTCGGCCACCTTGCGCTGGTGGTTGGCGATCGTGTCGGTGTCCAGGGAGCCGCCCTTGCGGATCACCTCCATCTGGCGCCAGCCGAAGCGGGCGTCGGAGGTGAAGGCCGGGACCGGCGTGCCGACGTACTTCACGTTCGCCTGGTCGCCGCGGCCGGCCTGGCGGCCGTCCATGCTGACCACGACCTCGCCCGAGTCGCTGATCTGCGGGTAGAAGTTGACCAGGTCGCCCACGCCCACCGGCGTCTGGTTCGCGGCGGCGAGGCGGTTGAACACCGCCAGCACGTCGCGCTGGATCATCGCGCCGCGGCTGTCGATGCGGCGCCACGCATCCACCGGGATCGGCGCGGCGTTGCCGACCAGCGAGGCGTTGGCGGCCATCGCGGTCTGGGACAGGTTGAAGCCCTCGCGGGCCGCGTTGACGGCCAGCTCCTGCTCGGGGGTGAAACGCAGCATTGCGGCCTCCTTAAGCCTTGACGTAGGGGAGAGCGACCTCGAAGACGAGGAGCGCGCCGGCGGCCTTGGTCGCGGCCTCCTTGGCGAAGCCGATCACCAGGTCGGTGCTCGCGGCGGCCTTGAGGCGGCCGGCGGCACCCACGGTCAGCTCCTCCGCGAAGGTGTAGTCGGCGGCGGCGGCGGCGGCCTGGTACTCCTGGCCCGGCTCCAGCACGTAGGCAATGCCGGTGTCGCCCGAAGCGTAGGCGATCAGCAGCGGATCGGTGCTGGAGGTGAAGTCCGCGGTCGCGGCGTAGTAGTCGCGGTTGGCGAGCAGCCGCAGCAGCCCGCCGGCGGCCGTGGCCTGCGTGAGCGTGGACGCGCCTTCGGTCACGAAGGTCGCGGGCAGATAGGCGCCGGCGACGGTCTTGTCGCTGACGGTGACGGGTTCGCGGTCGCTGGGACCGAGGTAGACGCGCTTCGCCATGATTTACTTGGCCTCCAGGTGAGCGTTGAGGGAGTAGCCCGTGAACTCGGACTGCTTGTCGCCGGTCTTGCCGACCACCACCGGGGCGGCCTTGGCGTTGGCCTTGAGCTCCTTCAGGCGCGCGAGCGGCAGGAGCTTGAGGTCGTCGACGGTGAGCGAGGAGTTGACCGCGAGCTCGATGGCCAGCGCGTCGCGCTCGGCGTTCTGCGCGGCGGTCGCGGCGGCCTCGAACTCGGCCACTTTGGCGTTGGCCGCGGTGAGCTGGCCCTGCACCGGCTGCACCACCAGCGCGTTGTAAGCGGTCAGGAGCTGGGCGTCGTCCAGGCCCTCCGTCTTGATGCCGGCAGCGTTGAGCGCGGCGAGGATCTTGTCTTTCACGGCATCAGCCCTTTCATGCTGGTTGGAAACGGGTTCGTACTTCACCTCGCGGCGAACTTCGACCGGCTGCCCCACCAATGCTAGGGAGCCGTCCGAACCGATCGAATAGTCCTGCCGCCACAGCTTGTCCGTGGTGTAGTCCACCCACACCAGGTAGCGCGCGAACACCTCGCGCGGCCAGGAGTCCTTCGGCAGCAGCGCGCGCAGGCCTTCGGCGATCTGTTCGAAGGACAGGTCGCTTTCGTTGCCCAGGAGCTTGCGCACCCAGCCGGTGAGCCCTTCGTAGCGGCGGTCCTGCGGCGACTGGTCCAGCGTGGCGGATTCGACGGGCTCCTCGGCGCCGGCGGCGTTCAGGAACATGCCGACGCCCTCCTCCGGCGTGCCGGCGGGCTTCTCGTCCAGCAGGATGGCCAGATGGTCGAACTGCATGTTCGTGGCGATGCTGCGGTACCTCTTGCCGCGGCTCTCGCCGTTGGCAGCGACCTCCTGCAGCAGCAGGCCGGAGCTGACGGGGATCGGCTCGGCGTTCGTGCCGCTGATGGCCGCGTCCAGCCGCTCGATGACCTTCGCGCCGGCGGGCAGCGCCTTGGCCTGCGCCTCGTTGATCACGATGTCGCACAGCGCCCGGCCGCCCTCGTAGCGGCTGTTCGTGCAGTAGGCACCGATCCAGGCGGCGGACAGGGCTTCGCCGTTGCTCGCGCTGATGTGGCGGCCCTTGGCGTCCTTCGGGTGCCCCGCCGGCGCCGGGCGGCCGTCCAGCCCCGCCACTGATTTCTGCAGCTCCTCGCCCGGGTAGAGGCGCTGATTCAGGACGATGCCGTCGATGGCGTGCACCACGTCGCGCACGGTGTAGGTGCCGCCGCTCTTGGACACGTTCGCCGCGTTGACGGCGGTGACGATGTTGACGCGCTTTTGTGCCATGGCGGTGATGCTAGGGAGGCCATGAAAAAGGCCCGGAGCATGTGCTACGGGCCTTTCTCTTCGCCGGCTTCACCGGCCCCCCGAATTCAGGTGGACGGGCACATGCGCCAGCTGCCGGACACCTCGGGGCGCTCCCGCTTGGCGAGGCGCAGCACGAAGACCTTGGCCTGGATGAACGCCACGAGCGGCAGGCGCTTGGCGTCGGCGGGCGCAGCCGCCAGCTTGAAGCCGTCGAGCACCAGCGCCTTCGCGGCGCGGCACGTCGCCACCACGGTCCGCTCCACGACGCCGAAGGCGAAGGAGACGATGGCCATGCAGGCGATGGCGGCACAGACGATCAGCGACATGAAGCGGGAGCGATACATGGGATGCCTTTCAGCAGGTGGTTGAGGATGGAAATCTGCATGCTAGGGACATCCCGGAAAGGGCTACGATGGCGGGATGAGCGCCCAGCCGCCGCCCGAACCAGCGCCCGATCCGAAGCGAATCGACTACGACGATCCGACCGTCCGCACGATGGGCCTGTACCTGCGGCGCGAGGCCGAATTCAAGGCTCGCCAGGAGATGCTGCGGCTGTTGGAGGAGGCGAAGCGCCAGGAAGGTCCGGCGCCGGAGAACATCTAGTCGGCAGTGTGCTCGCTCTGCCACTTCTTGCGCTCGTTCGCCATCTTCGACTGCAGCGACTTCGTGAGGATCGGCTTTCCGTCCTCGTCCAGCAGCGCCTCCGTCACGGCGCAGCGGCAGTTGTAGCGGTTGCCGCTCTGGCTGTAGAAGGTGCGGACCTCGTCGGGCGTGTACACCTTGCCGTTGCGGCTCGCATGCCATGGGCGCGTGGTCGGGATCAGCGCCGAGGTCCACAGCAGACCGGTGCGGATGCCCATCTCCTGCTCCGCGAACTCCGATTCCGCGATGCGCGCCTGGCGCAGGGTGTCCGTGACGTCGGTCTGCGCGTACTGCAGCGCCTTCGACTTGCTGACCTCCAGCCGCTCCTGGATCTCCTTGCGCACCGCCTTCGGGTTCTTCCCGTCGACCACGGCCCGGCCGATGACCTGGGACAGCTCCGCGCGCTGCGTCGCCGCAAGCCCGGTCCAGTGGTCCATGCTCTTGATCTGGGCCATCGCCAGCCGGTTCTTGTAGGGCGTGCTGTAGATCACCGTCTCGAGCGCGCGGGTGGCCGCGTAGGCTTCCGACAGATTGATCAGGTTCGCCACCGACTGCGCGGTCCCGAGCTGGCTGGCCTCCTGCACGTAGCCGGACCACCACGCCAGGTGCTCCGGGTCGCGCTCGTCCGCGATCCAGCGGCGCAGGGCCTCCTGGAGCTCCACCGACAGCGCCTGCATCTGGGCTGGCGTGAGACCGTAGAGGACGCGCTCCTCCCCTTCGTTGAGCGCGTACACCGGCACGCGGTCGAAGGCGGCCAGGACGTCGCGCTGCAGGCCAGCGAAGCGCCTGCGGATCTCCGCGCCGGCGCGCCGCAGAATGCCGGCGGCGCCGGTGCGGTCGCGGACGTTACCCGGGACGATCGGATTGGGCATCAGGGCTTGCGGAACAGGTAGATGCGGTAGTCGACCTGCAGGAGCCCGGCGCGGCTCGGGTGCGGGTCGTGCAGCATCTCACCCGTCGCCGTTTCCCCGACCACCGCATGGCTGAAGCCGCGCGGGCTCTGGCCAGACAGCCAGCACCGCGGCAGGACCGTCCCGCCCTGGGCCGCGTAGCTCGTCGGGTGGTAGTCGATCCAGTAGCCCTCGGCGTTCAGCCACGCCTGCAGGCAGTCCCACCAGTGCGCCTCGCCGAGCAGCGCGAAGTGCGGCACGGCCTCCAGCGGTCGATCGAGAATGGCAGCGAGCGTCGCCTGCAGGCAGTTCCCGCACTGGCCTTCCGCGTGCAGGATGGTCTGATCGGGGAAGCTCATTTCTGCGGTGCCGGGTCGGCGGCGGCCGGGTCGGTCCCGCCCGCGGCCGCAGGGTCGCCCTCCTGCGGCATCCCGTCGTCGGCACGCGGCTCGAAGCCGGCGACGCCGCGCAGCTCGTTCGCGTCGAACAGCGGCTCGGTGAGGCCGGCGCGGAAGGCTCGCTCCATGGACGCCGTGAGCTTGTCCAGCAGCGCGTACTTCTGCTCGTCGCTCGGCGCGTCCAGCGGCGGCCATTCGATCTCGAACTCCCCCGCATCGATGATGCCGGCGGCCTGCATGCGCCGCACGAACTGCTCCAGCATCGGCGTCAGGTCGTTCGCCTGGCGGGACGCGCAGCGGGCGACCATGTCCGCCTTGTCCTCGTCGCTGGCCAGCCGGCCGGTCTGCTGGCCGAAGAGGATCGTGAACGGGATCTGCACCGAGGCGGCGAAGAGGTTGGCCGCGACCTCGAAGGCCGGGCCAGGGTCGCTCTGCTGCGTCTGCAGGGTGTTGGCCTCGCCGCCCTGCAGGACGATGGAGCTGTCCTGGTTGCGGTTCAGGGCCCGGGTCTGCTCCTCGTGCACCTCGCGCACGGTCTTGCCAGCGTTCTCGCCGGACGTGATCGTCTGCACGCTGGCGGCCGGGTCGTACTGGAAGACGATCGTCCGCGCGCTGTTCTTCAGGTAGCTCTCCGCGCTTCCCCCGCTGATCTTCTCCAGGTCCACCAGGTGGTTGAAGCCGGCCAGCAGCAGCGGCACGCCATCGAACATGTCGCCGACGCTGCCCTCGGCCAGGATCTGCACGCGCGAGGGGTGGACGCGCTCCCACTTGTCCGGCTGGCCCTGCGTATCCTGCGCGGTCGGCCGGCGGGCGCGGTATTCGAACATCGTCGGACGGCCGAAGTCTTCGCTCGCGGTGTCGCTGTTCCACGCCGCCACTCGCAGCTGGTCCTCATACACGGGGATGATGTCCACGAGGCGCTGCGCCCGCTCCAGCGGCTGCTGCAGCGTCTTGCCGTCGCCCACCCGGTAGATCAGGCCGGCGTACCGGCCGACCATGTTGCGCCGGTCGAAGTCGCGCAGCTTGGCCCAGGCGCCGATGGCCTTGAGGATCGCGCCGAGCTTCTCCTCCCACGGCGTCGGCTTGTCCGCCTTCGGCTGCTTGATCCGCGGCAGCGCCTGCCAGCACTTGTCCAGGATCCGGTGCACGGCGCCGTGGCCCGGGCCGCCGCGCTCGTACGCCGTCAGCAGCTGCGCGAAGGTGACGGTCTCCGGGTAGCCGTACTGGTCCCAGGCGGCGGGCCGCTTCGCGTCGAGCGCGCCGACGCCGCGGGCCAGCTCCTCGCGCGCGCGGCGGATGTCGTAGTCGGTGGTGTTGACGGTGACGGCGGCCATGCGGCCATGCTAGGGAGCACTGTAGAAGTTTCCGAGGACAATCACTTTCTCAACGGAGAGGTGGGGAATGAAGAGACTCATTACCGTAGGGGTTTTTGCGTCTTGCAGCGCCTTGCTAGCAGCTGCGCCACTCGACAGACCGCCTCGTAGGGACGCGCCCGCTGTCGTTCGTGATGCCGCCCCCGAGCGCGGTTCAAGGGAGCGGCCCCTGTTTGTAGAAGGTGCACTCGTGACTCAGCGAGGCGAGCACCAGAGCAATTGGGAGATAGAGGATGGAAAAGAGAGGGCGGCCAACGAGCAGGAAGCGATTAGGCTCTCCGGCATCAATGCGCTTCTGACGGGCCTTCTCCTAGTTACTGCCATTGCCCAAGTCATACTGTTCTTCTGGCAGCTTCGTCTCATAAGAGAGAGTGCGGGCGACGCTCAGAAAGCGGCGACGGCAGCACACAAGTCAGCCGATGCCGCTCAGACGCAGGCTCAATCCCTGATGACCGCGCAACGGGCGTGGTTGTCTTTCATCAACGTGGAGGCACGCCCGTTTGAGAACGCACGCGGGCCTGGCGTTGATGGAGCGAGCGGCTACAGGTTTCAGATTCAATGGCGCAATGCTGGTAATACCCCAGCGCTGTCGGCGAATCTTTACAGCGATGGCCGGTTGGTCCCTGCGAACGCGGAGGTTCCCGCGTTCGGTGAGACACCAAAGAACGATGTCGAATCCCGCCGCGGTGTGCTGGCGCAAGGTGTTCATTTCAGCAGCGCACCGTACCTTCTATTAGCGCGTGACCTAGCCGCGCTACAAAACCGACAGGTCCGCCTCTTTCTATTTGCGCGAATCGAGTACGAGGATATTTTTCAATCGGGTCAACTGCGAGTCACCGAAGTGTGCGTCGAGGCTAAGTTCGCCGGATTTGTGACCGTCAACGGCGTCCAACAGCTCGACTTCTACTTTCAACCTTCCGGTCCTCAGAATCTGGCCATATAACCATTGAGGCGTGCCAATCGACCTCCGGCCACGTCCCACGTGTCATACCTTGTGATGTTCACGTGAAGATCCCTGCTGCTGGGTGCAGCAGGCCGTTGAACGCGCGCGCGGCCGCGTCGACCTGATCGTCGTAGGTCCCGTTCGGGAACATCCGGCACTCGTCCTTGAACGGCTGCAGCCACGGGCCGCGCACCGCGAGCACGTTCCCCGCGTTGATCTGGCTGGCCAGCGGCGTCGCGCGCGTGACCTTGTCGCCCGATTCCGGGCTGAAGTGCACGTTGTGGCCGGCCAGCAGCTTGGCGAACGCCGCCACCTGGCTCTTTCCGGCCTGGCCCGGGTCCTGCGGCAGCGACTGCTTCAGCGCGCGCCCGTCGTTCCGGGCCGTTGTCAGGATCAGCGCGTCGCGCTGGTTGGTTTCGAACTGCTCGCGCACCGCACCGGCGATGACGTAGCGGCCGTCGGCAAGGCGCCCCACCTTCGCGCCCACGGTGAAGTCGCCGTCGCCGGACGCACCTAAATCCCACCCGCGGCACCACTCCACCACGCCCGCCGGCACGACGTCGACCTCCATCAGCATGTCCGGCTTGATCACCCCGCCCTCGGGCGGCGCTGGCCGCTGGCGGTACTGGCCGGCGAACACGTACGGGGCGGCCTTCTCCATGCGCCGCAGGGTGTCGGCGTCGTGCTTCTCGGGCCACCGCGGCTCGTTCTCCTCGGTCCATACCGGGAGGCAGACGTTCTCCCACACCTCGCCGTTGCCCCCGGCCACCGGCACCCCCTTTCCCTCGGTCCCTCGGTCGCCCAGCAGCCACCCCGCCAGATCCTGCTCGTGCAGCCGCTGCATGATCACGATGACCGGCGTGTCCGGGCTGTTCTTCCGGCTTTCCAGCGTGGTCTGGAACCAGTCGATGACGCCCTGGCGGATGACGTCGCTGCTTGCCTCATCCGCTTTGTGCGGGTCGTCGATGATGATCGCGCCACCGAAGCCGTCCCGGTGCTTGCCGGCGCCGAAGCCGGTGATCGTGCCGCCCGTGCCCGTGGCGTACATCACGCCGCCGGCAGTGGTCTTCCAGTGGTGCTGGGCGTCGCTGGCCAGCTGCAGCTCGGGGAAGACCTCGGAGTAGGCCTCATGCTGGACCAGCCCGCGCACCTGCGTGCTGTTGTTGATCGCCAGGGCGCCCGAGTAGCTGATGTGGATGAACTCGCTGTCCGGGACCCTGCCAAAGCACCAGGCGATGAAGTTGACCACCGCCAGCTCGGTCTTGCTGTACCGCGGCGGGATGTTGATGATCAACCGCTTGCACTCGCCGCGGTACACCCGCATGAGGGCCCCGCAGACGATGGCGTGATGGCGCGCGCGCTGCCACCGGAAGCCCTTGCGCTGCAGGAACATCCACCGGCTGAAGAAGTAAAGGTCTTCCCGGGCCATCTCCCGGGCGGCCATCAGCTCCGCCGGGGAGTAGTCGCGCTTCACACCTCCGCCGCGATCCGCCGCGCGGCTTCGGTGAACTCGGGGGCGGAGACGTTCGCCTGCTGGATGGGCCCGCCGCCCTTGCCCGTCACCTCGCGCCGGTTCGTGAACGCGCCACCGCTGTCCTTCGCCGCCTGCTCCAGGATCTGCAGGACCATGGCGTCGTTCCCTCGCTTCTCGGCCCGGTCCAAGGCACGCTGCAGCACCCGCAACCGGTAGACCTGCTTCGCCACCGGCACCGCCGCCGTCTCCTGCAGGAAGGCCGCGCGCGTCTCCTCGAACACGGCCCGCAGCTTCTTGGCGACCGTCTTCCCTGCCTTCTTGGTCGGGTCGTAGCTCTCCACCTGCCGGCGGTCGATCTGCAGGCCATACTGATCCTTGACGGCCTGGGCGACGAGCGACGGCGTGTCGAAGCACGCAAGTGCTTGCACGATAAAGAGTTTCACGTCGTCGGACAGGGCAGCCATGGGTCGGGATTCGTCTGTTGCGGGTCTTGGGTCAGGCCACCTTCAGCATGCAGGTCCCGCACGCCTGGGCAATCCGCAGAGGGCTGGCGCCGGGCCCTCGGCTCACGGCCGCCACCATCTGCGCCAGCTTGCCGTCCGGGTGGCCCACGCCGTAGCGCGCCACGACGCCCACGAACTCCTCGACGTCGTGGCCGCGGATGGCGATCTTCGGGTTCCCCTCCTTGTCGAAGGCTGGCTGGCCGAAGTCGTCCAGCACGTGCCCCAGGTGGTACATCTCGTGCTCCACCAGCGCGCAGAACTCGGTGTCGCTCGCCTGCCGCGCGTAGGAGCCGTCGAGGGTGATCAGGAACTTGGGGATACGGCCGAACCACTGGAGCATCTGGAACTCCTGGCGCTCCTTCTGCCATCCGCCGGCGCGGAAGGCGACCTGCTCCGCGGTGCCCACCACTACCCGGCCCTGCCTCGCGAAGCCGCCGGCCGCCCACAGGACCTCCAAGTCGGCGCCCTGCAGGTGCGCGTGATCGGGGTTGTGCAGCGGCGCGCCCTCCTCCACGAAGGTGGCCAGCAGCCACTCGCGCACCTCCGGCGCCGGGACGAACAGCAGTGGGCACCGCTCGTCGTCGGCGAACTGGCCCAGCTCCACGGGTGGCATGGGCTGCCGGGTGGCGCGCACCGGCGGCTTGCGGGGCTTACTCGCCATCGTCTTCTCCGATCAGCTGCTCCAGCTTCTTGCTCCGCGTTTTGGCGCCCTTCGGGGGCCGCGGCGGGCGCTGCCGCGCCCGGCGCTGGCGCTCCCGCTCCGCCCATTCCGGGGTGTCCTGCTCCCGGATGGCGACGTGGCGGGTGACGCCGTCCTCCCTGGTCACGATCCGGCGGATCTCGCGATCCGGCTGCCCGCGGCCCACGGCAATCCGCAGGTCCACCAGCGCCAGGTCGAAGGCGCTGGCCACCACCGGACGCGGCTTCGGCGCCGGGCCCCCCTTGCGCCGGCGCCGCACCCACCGCACGATCTCCGACGGCTCGCCCCACAGGGCCAGCTGGATCAGCACACGGCGCTCCCGCTCGAGCTTTTCCCGGGCACGGTGGTGCGGCTGCGCGGCTGCGGCTGCGACGCGCAGGAGCACCAGCTCCCTGGGGTTCGTGGCGAAGAGTGCCATCTGGTCCATGCTACGAAAGCTGTAGCGCCCCCCGGTTGACCGTTGCTCCGCCCCACAGGTCAAGCCGCGGCGGCCACGCGGCGCGCTCGATGACCAGCGCGCGCGTGAGCGCGGCGAGCAGCAGCTCCACGGCGCGGCGCACCGGCTTGGGCAGCGTGCCGCTGGTGCCCACCAGGTAGTGGCACTCCTCGCAGCCGGCCCAGCCCTCGCGGCAGTCGGTCTTGAGGCCGGCTCCCTTCCCGCAGTCGCGATGGCAGAACACCGATCGCAGGAGGGTGCGGCCGCAACGCACGCACAAGCCCAGGCCACGGACGGATTCCATGTAGCCGGGGTGCTGCAGCATCGGCTCCGGCTTCGGCGCCGGGCCCGCGGTTCCGCCGGCGTAGGTTCCCCGCCGCAGCGGCCGCACCGTGGCCACCGCCAGCGGCGCGCGCGGCCTGTCCTCGCGCTCCCAGCTCGGGCCCTCCGCCTTCGTGCGGCGCATCGGGGTGTGGCGCTTGAGAGGGCCGCCGCGCTTCATGCAAATCTTCCCTGCACCATCTGGCGCAGCCAGTCCCGGTATGCCGCCGTGGGAGACATGCCGAAGCCCCAGACCCGCGTCTGCCGGTAGTCCGGCAGGCGGCAGTCCCAGACCTTGCGGCGCAGGCGGATGCGGGGCTTCATTCGGCCGGATCCTTCCCGGCGGGCTCGACTTGCTGTCGCGTCCCCTTGTTCTTCGGCTTCGGCGTGCTGGTGCGCGTGCTCTGGATGACCGCGATGGCCCGTGCCAGCAGCGCCGGGGCCACGTCGTAACCCTGCAGCTGCATCGTGCGGATCGTGACGGCTTGCTGGTAGGTCATAGTCATTCTCCGAATCCCGTGAGCAGTTCGTGCATGTAGCCGTCCGCCCGGTCCTTCAGGTGCGGCCAGAGGTAGCGCGCGGCGTGCGGCCCGCGCAGGAAGGAAACCACGCGCTGGTGGAACTCCTCGAACTCCTCCTGATCGGCCGCCGCGTAGCTGATCGAACGCGGGATGGGCACCACCCCGCCGGCGGGCCCGGCCGCCCACGTCACCCAGCCCGCGCCCACCTTGATCCAGTAGATGAACTGGTCGAAGTGCTCGAACCGCTCCTGCGACTCGAACACCGCCTGCTCCAGCGCGAAGTGCCGGCGGTGGAATGGGCCGCTGCGCGCCTGGTGGGTCACGATCTCCACCATCTCGCCGGGCTCCAGGCGGAACAGCCGGTTGACGAAGCGGCGCCACGATTTGCGCGCCTTGTCGCCCAGGCCGTCGACGGCGCCGAACAGCACCCGACGCGCGGCTTCTGCATCCGCCGGCGCGATCGGCGCCGCCTCTTGGCGAACGAGGACGATCTCAGGCACGCGCCCACTCCTTCGCAGAACGGATCTGCTCCACGTGGAACTCCGTTCCTGCCAGCCTGATGTCACCCATCGAGCCCTCCGTCGTCCTCCCGCTGCGGCCGCGCGCGTGACGCTTTCGTGCCCAGCGTGTTGCCCACGTGCCACGCACCTTTGCAGTACGTGCACCTGTACGCCGCCACCTTGTCGCCCTTCTCGCGCAGGTGCCGCGCGAGCCGCTTCGCCTGCACCGCGCTGAGGGCGGCCTTGCCGGAGCAGGAAACAAGGCGGCTGGCTTGGCGCTTCATGACGTCAGCCTCACGTCCAGTCCGTGCACCGCCTTAAGCAGGTGGCGCTTGATCGTGAACGCGGTGGTGACCACGCCTTTCACGTCCTCTAGCACCAGCCGGCCGGCCTCGCGGTACCGGAAGTCCACCACCAGCCTCAGCGCCGGCTGGGCCCGCCGAGCGCCGGCGAACTTCACACCTGGTGCCAGCACGTAGGCCACCTGGCGCTCCAGATCGCTGATGCGCCCGGCCCGCAGGAGCATGCGAAGCTCGCACCACCTCTGCGCCTCACGCTTGCTGTCGAACGTCACGCCGTCCACGACGGTCTTTCGGTTTCCGAACTTGCCGGCCCGGCGGCTTGGGGTCAGCACCTTGCTCGTGCTCAGCATGGCGCTCCTCCACCGGCTCGAGCGGCACAGCTTCGCCCGCCGCGAGCTCGCGCAGCAGCTGCTCGTCGTGCCCGAACGCAATCCAGTCCCTCAGCACCTGGGCGCGCCACTCCTGCCGCTGCTTGGTCGTTTCCGTCCGCCCATCGATCTCCCGCGGCGGCGGCCAGGTCTTGAGCGTCTGCAGGTAGCGCGCCCCGCAGTACGGGCAGCGCAGGTCGAACCGCCGATGATCGGGCCACGCCCGGGCCGCGGTGCAGTCGTCGCAGGCCATTCATCGCGCCCCTTCCTCCCGCCAGGCCTTGCCCGAGCGGATCATGTTGAAGTAGCGCGGGCTGATGCCGAACTGCGGCGCGTGCTCATGAGCCGGCCCGCTGGTGGCCCGAATCGCGCGAGCCTTCTCCATGTTCATCACGTCGCTGCGAGCCCGCTTCGCCGCGGTCATGTTGCGGGTGCGCTCGGGCGTGACGAGCGTTCCGCGCGCCGATGCGATGAGCAGCTTTTCGCTGATCGTGGTCGGCCTGCAGTGCGTCGGGTTGATGCACTTCGCGTTCTTGCACTTCGCTGGCGACAGCGCGAGATCGTTCGGAGGCAGCTTCCCGTACATCAGCAGGTAGGCGGCCTGGCGCGCCGAAAGGCTCTGTCCGAAGTGCCCCAAGCTCTTCATCGGCCGCTCTTGTCCGAGGGGAAACCGCCACTCCCAGCAGTCGGCCAGGGTCACCCGGCAGTGCTCCCGGATCTCCACCAGCGTCCAGCCCTTGCGCTCCTCGGGCGGCCGCGGCTTCGGGCCGGGCTTGCGGCGGCCGGTGTCGGCAGACAGAGGTTGCGTCATCACCGCCTCACCTCCCGCGCGATGTACGGGCGCCGGCCGGCGCAGTTGTACGGGCCCACCCCGTAGCCCACCCGCTTCTGCTTCACCAGCGAGTCCAGCACCGCGATCGTCTCGTCGAGCGGCCAGCCGGTGATCAGGATCAGCCGGTCGCGCGTCTCCGGCTCCACGCGCAGCAGCTTCTCGAGCGCGTCCTCGCGGCTCATCAAAGGCTCAGGCATGCGCGTCTCCCTGCGGCGGCCGCTTCGCCGGCGGCAGCGCGATCGGCGGCGCTGCGTCGCCTGCGGCGATCCGGCGCGCGATCACGTCGGCGCAGCGGCGTCGGCCCACCAGCTTCGCCACCGGCGCCAGCAGCCCCTTGCGCTCGTATTCGGCGTCCGGGCTGCGGTCGCCCATGAGCACCAGCGGGCACTCGGCGACGCCGCGGGCGCTGTAGCCGCGGTAGGCCTCGCAGAAGCGGTGCTGCAGGTAGCCCAGTTCCTTCAGCTCGGTGCGGCACACCTTCGGCCATCCGCCCAGGTCGTGGATCGCTGCGTGCGTCGCCGGGTCGCCGAAGTCGACGTCGCGGTAGGCGCCCACGGCGCCGATGGCCTGCATGACCTGCCCCCAGGCCAGCGTCGCGCGGTCGGTGGAGGTGCCCTGCAGCACCTTCACCACGTCGGCCAGCTTCGGGCAAAAGCGCCCGGCCTCCGGATCCTTGGCGTGCGCTGTCATCGCAGCGCGCACCTGCTCCAGCTCGAACGGCTCGCACCCGGCCCACCACACGTCCAGTACGAATGGTGTGCAGTCCTGCCGGTAGTAGGCGTGCACGTCGGTGACGAGCCGCGCGAATTCCTTGCGGTCACCCTGCTGCATGTGTCGCTCCTTGCTGCGCCCACTCGTGGGCGACTTGGCGGTTGCGCTGCTCGAGCGCCTCCTGGCGGTTCACGCCGGCCGCGGGCGCGCGCTGGCCGGCGGCGCGCATGCACGTGGCCTTGAGGTACTCGGCGGGGTCGGCGGGCCGCGCCACGACGGCGGCCCGCACCGCGTCGACCACGATCCGGTCGCCGTAGTCCTTGACCAGCTTCCCGACGAAGCTGCCGCACTGCGCCATCGGCAGGCCGCGGCCTTCGGCGTGGAGCAGCGACTTGCCGGCACGCCAGAGCTCATCCTTCGTGAGTTGCGCGACCTGCTCGGCCGATGGTCCGGCGGCGTCGCCGCCCTCACCGGAGGTGTTCTGCTTCTGTTCCTGTTCCTGCTTCTGTTCCTGCTTCTGGTTAAGCGACCCTTCGCCAAGGGTTTGCGAAGGGTTTCCTTCAGGGACTGGATTGATGCCCAGCATCGGCCCGCAAACCCGCATGAAATCTGGCTTCCAGGCGCATGCGTCGGGTACGGAGGCAACGATCTTGACTGCGGACTTGCGCTGGTTCGGGTTCTCCGGTGGGTTCCACTCCAGGAACTTCACCACCCACACCCATTTCGTGGTTTCGCAACGGTTAGCGAACCCTTTCCGATGCAGTTCGGCGAACGCCGCCAGTACCCGCTCGACGGTCCACTGCAGGTCTTCAGTCGCGTAGCCATCAGGCACGCGAAAGACACCCGCGATGGTCCCGTGCTGGCATGTCAGCAGGTACATGACGAGGGTGCGGCCGTCCTCGGACAGCGACCGGAAGTCCGCGCTCTCCCAGATGCGGCTAAAGACCTTGCCGTAGTCGCGCATCAGGCGCTCACCTCCGGCAGGGGCGCCTGCGCCTCGCGCGGCAGCTGCAGCAGCTTCTGGCGCTTGCCGGTGTGCGGGTCGCGCCGGTGGCCGGCCTCCTCAAGATGCTTCGCGGCCAGCAAGGAATCCACCCGACCGCACACGCCGCACAGGGGCATGGGGATGCGCTCGGCGATCTGCTGGCGCGAGAGCTTCACCTGCGGGCCCGTGAACAGGCGCAGGACGGCCGCCTCCTTGGGCGCCAAGTAGTGCAGCGGTGAGAGGCTGTGAAACGCCTCCGCGCTGGTCTCGGCCACGCCGCGGCGCTCGCGCTTGTGGGACGCCACCGACACCGCTTCCGGTGCCGCGCCGACGCCGTGCAGAGCCTCGGGCGTGCGAGCATGAAGCGCGGCGGATTGGCGGCCTGATGGCGCGGCGGCGGCTGTGGTGGGGGTGGTGTGCTGCATCGCGCCCCCTCAGCGGTGTTCGTCGTGGTGGTGGTCGCGCAGAGGAAGCTCCAACTCCTTGCAGCCGCAGGCAATGTGTCGGTTCCACCAGGCGCGGAAGTCGTTGATGCTCATGCGGCGTCCCTCACTTCGACAACCCCATCGCCCAGCACCTTCGGCAGGCAATCAAGGTGCACGCGGTGCTCGTTTCCGATGGGGTCGCGGACGAGCCGGAACTTGAAGCCGCCGCCGTTCTGGTAGACAAGACGGTTCAGGCAGTGCCAGCAACGCGGGTTGCCGTTCTGGATGGCCTTGGGGGTCATGCGGCCTCCGGAACTTTGGGGAGGTACAGGTCGCGGACTTGTTCGTCGCTGATCGCGCCGGGGCGGATGGGACGCAGGCTCTCGTCCGCGATGACGAACTCGCGACGCGGGCCGTCCCACGTCACGATGTCGCCGCGACAGAACCAGATGTGGAACGTCGGCGCCGAATAGATGCCTACCGCCCTCAAGTCGTCAGCGGTGGCGGCGCGCACCACGTGCACGAACCGGCCTCGGCCTTCCTCGATCCAGGGAGCGACGATGTATGCAAGATCGCCCGGTTTGCAGTTCATGCTGCTGCCCTCGTCGCCTGCATCTCTTCGAGGACGGTGAGCTGCGATTGCCGCGCGACCCACTGGCTCACCAGCGTGTTGCCGACCGCGGCCTCGAATCGGCAGATCGCGTCGGCCGGCAGATCGCGGCGCCCCGGGCTGTCGTCGGCGGCCACGTAGTCGCTCACGTGCTGCGGCGTGAGGCCTGCGAAGTGCGCGAGCATGGCCTTGGTCATGCCCGGCACGCGCCGCAGAGCCCACGCGAGCCGCACCGCATCGCGGTAGGTCTTGCAGCGGGAGACGGTGTGCATGGGGACGGCCCGCGGGCCATCCAATCGGCCGATCAGGGCCAGTTCGCGCGCTTCCATGGGGTGCCTCCATAGGAAGAATTCACCGTCTAACCTGTTGCCTAACCGGTTGGCGGTAGGCGAAAAAAAGGACCTATGCAGACGATGAAGAGCACAGCCTTTTTGATGCGCCCACTCGCCGCGACCAGTGGAGCAGGAGGCACCCCGGTCGCCACCAGCGTGAGCGGTAGGCGCATCAAGAAGGCCCCGGCCCACACGGGCCAGGGAAAGCTCCGCCGCGCCGCGCATGCGGCGATAGGTCGGCAGGCCGAGGGAGGAAATTGGGGACATGGGTCAGGCGCGGGCGGCGGCGTGCTGTTGCTGTTCCGGGTCCGCGGCCTGCATACGCAGGACATCCCAGGCGACGTCGGGCCGCAGCTCTTCGCACCGGACCTTCCCGTCAGTCGCGCGCTCGATCAGCGGGCAGTACTCCGCCGGCACGCGGCGGCCAGGCTCCTTCCACTGGCTCACGGCGCCCTTGCTCACCCCACAGAGGTCAGCCAATGCGGTCTGTGAACCCAGGACTTCCGCTGCGCGTTCGATCGCTTCCATGTGCCGGTCCAGTTCAGAAATTCAACACCAGTATAGAAGCTGTAAACGCAACCGGTCAAGAAAATCCTTCCGGGGCCGGTTTAGCTGTTCTTTACAGTTCAGCCGTGGAGCTGAAGGACTGGATTCGATCCGCGCGCAAGCACAAGGGCTGGACGCAGGAACAGCTGGGCGACGCAATGGGAGTCACGAAGGGCAACGTCTCCGGGTGGGAGAACGGCCGGCACGAGCCGGGCTACTCGCAGCTGACCAAGATCTCCAGCCTCACCGGCTACTCCATGGCGTACATCGACCAGGACGTGCGCACCGGCGCCCTGGTGGACGAGGAGACCACTGCTTTGCGGCATGAGCTCGGCGAGCGGCGAGCCGCGTACGGCATGACACCGATCCTGGCCTGGGAGCACGAGGAGGACCTGCCCGAAGGGGAGTTCGTGATGATCCCCCGGCTGGACGTGCACCTCTCGGCAGGCAATGGCGCTGGCACGTCCCAAGTCGAAATCCTTTTTGACGAGCACCAGCCGCAGGCATTCCGCGCTGACTGGATCCGCAGGGAACGGCTGAAACCGAAGCGGCTCGCCGCAATGCGCGCGCGGGGCGACAGCATGGAGCAAACGATTTTCGACGGCGACAGCCTGTTGGTGGACACCAGTCAGACGGAAGTCGTCGACAGCGGGGTGTACGCGCTCTGGTACGAGGGAGGGGAGCGCGTCAAGCGTTTGTTCCGCCTGCCTGGTGGCGGCCTACGCATCGAATCGGACAACCCGCGCTACCACCCGATCGAGCTCGGCCCGGACTACTCCGGCCACGTGCGCATCATTGGGCGCGTAGTGCACCGCAGCGGGACAGGTGGGCTATAGGAGGCAGCATGGGAAGCGAATCGTTCACCACGATCATTTCGCTCGCCATCGTCGCGGGCATCTTCTATGTCTTTTTCAAGGCCCTGCGCAGCGTCTTCGGCGCCAACAGGGGCTCCACCGTGCACTGCATGACCTGCGGCACCGACGCGCCAGCACAGAAGCGCACGCGCGGCAGCATATGGATCGAGGTGATCCTCTGGCTGCTGTTCATCGTGCCGGGCCTCGTGTATTCCCTCTGGAGGCTGAGCACGCGCCGGGATGTCTGTGCCGCCTGCGGCTCCGAGGCGATCGTGCCAGTGGATGCTCCGGCAGCAATCAGCCACCGCAAGAGCCTTGCGCCCTGACCTGCGTTGGCTGCTGGTGGCAGCCTCACTGGCAGCAGCGGCCGGCATTGCCCTGGCCGACGCACCGCGTCGCTCCAGCGCAGAGCGCGCCGCCTTCCAGCGCCATAACCCCTGCCCCAGCACTGGCCAGCGCCGAGGCAGCTGCCCGGGCTACATCATCGATCACGTCGAGCCGCTGTGCGCCGGCGGGCCCGATCACCGCTCCAACATGCAGTGGCAGACCGTAGCCGCGGCGCGCGCTAAGGACCGCTGGGAGCGGCAGGTGTGCAGGAAGTCGCGGTGAATCCGGGAGAGTTATGACCGATCGCGAACAGCAGCTGCAACACGCCCTGGACGAGGCGCGCTTTCAGAACAAGGTCCTGACGTGGATCGCCGCATTCTTGCTGCTGGCCTGGATCGTCACCGCTGTCTACGCGCGCTAGCGACCCTGTGGCTCCCACGGGATTAAGTAGAAATAATCCCCCGGCCTATAGGCGACGAAACACCTCGTAGAACTTCTTCTTGGTCACACCGGCCTGGTGAGCCATTGACTCAAGCAGCATCTGACTAAACGGCGCCTTCGGGCAGTCAACAGTGACCTTGCGAAAAGGCGGCGGCTGTTCGCGGACCCAGCTTTCGTGCGAACCGCGCGTGTCGCGGTGTTCGAACCCGAGTTCCTTGAGGACCTGTTTGACCTGCTTGCAGGTGAGCGGAGGATAGACGCCGCTCATGCCCCCGCGGGTACAAGCGGCATCGCCCGCAGCTCGGCGCGCCGAGTGCGCAGCGGATGATGCAGCAGGCGAGCCCGCAGGCAGTGGTAGTAGAACTTCGCCCAGTACTTGAAGGGCGCAGGGCGACGCAGCAGTACGTCAGCGTGCTCCTGGTCGGCTCCGACCGTAGCGTCGGCAATGTAATGGGCGATCTGCTCGCTGAGCAGTCGCTGCGCTTCCGGCAGTGAATCGGCCTGGACAGCCAGGCTGAAGTCCAGGCATAGAAGGGTCCATTGCTGATCGCGGCACTCGCCGTACACGCGCAATAGAAGCTTCTGCGCTTTCATGGTGTTCCTTTCGCGGTCCCCTCCGTTCGGCGATGACTCTGCCGAACCCCCGCTATTTGTGAGCGATTCTCCGCTTTGCGACCGTAGGCGCTGGCTGGCATTGCCACTAAGACAGCGCCGACGGTGCACACGAACTGTGCCATAGGCTGGCGCGCCGCGTAACGGGCCTACCCCAAAGAACCTGCAAATTTTTGCAGATTGGCGTCGCACCGCGACCTGGATACGTGTCCACGAAAGCTCCTTTACTGCCCGGGGGCAGCCGTGGATACGTGTCCAGACGTCTGGACGGGCTTCCCTGCGCCTACCGCTCGTCGGAAAGTTCAGCCGTTCTGTACCTGAGGTTCAGTTTCACTTGACCGGGATAGAATAGAAATTCTATACTGCGCCATCAGTTCACAGAGGCGCAGATGGCAACCAAGAGCATCACGATCGAGCTGGGCGTGGAGCGGGAGACGGTCTACCGCGAGGCCGAGCTGCACTACGAGTGCGACGAGGGCGACGCCTACAGGCTGAATCCGGCGCGCGCCAGCGTGCGGGTCACCGCGATCAGGGACGACGCCACGGGCATGGACCTGCGGCCTCTGGTGCCCGCCGCGCAGCTGCGCCGCATGGAAGCGGACCTGCTGCGCGAGATCGCGGCCGAAGGGGCGCTGGCGTGAGCGCGGCGCACACCCCGGGCCCGTTCGCCTACGACGGCGAGTGCCGCGTGGATGCCGTGGCGCTCCGCAAGCCGCACACCTGGACCGACGAGAAGGGCATCCAGCACACGCACATGGAGGGGATGGTGGCCATCGTCTACGGCTGCGATCCGGGCGAGCGCGAGGGCAACGGGCACCTGTTCGCGGCGGCACCGGAGATGCTGTCGCTGCTGCAGATGGCGCAGTCCCGCGCCTTCGACGCGAGCCCCGTTGCACACGCGCAATGGCTCGCGCTGGTCGACGCCGCCATCGCCAAGGCCGAGGGGAGGACGTCGTGAGCGCGGCCGAGAAGAGCGCGATCGAACAGATCGCCGCCGAGGTCGAGCGCGCCATGCGCAAGTTCCCGACTTGGCCGACCGATCCGCTGCACGCACTCGCCGTGTTGGGCGAGGAGTTCGGTGAGCTGACGAAGGACGTGCTGCAGCTCACCTACGAGCCGCACAAGACCACGCGCGAGAACGTCCGCACCGAGGCCATTCAGACCGCCGCGATGGCGCTGCGCTTCGTCGCGAGCCTGGATGTCTACGAGTACCGCCGGGGCGAGCAGCACCCGCAAGACGGGGCCGCCGTCGGCGGCACCGGGAGGACGTCGTGAGCGAGCAGCAGATCACCCAACTGAAGAAGCTCGCGCGCGAGGCGGAGTTACAGGTCATCGAGTACCCGGACGGCCGCGTGCTCGTCATCGGCGGGCTGGTCAACGTGCACTGGTGGCCGGGAAGCAAGCGCATGACCTGCTACGTGGACGGCGCGCCGCGTGGGCGGCACCACTCCACCGCGCGCAACGTCATCAACCTCGCCACGAAGGGGACGCCATGAGCGCCCGCCTCGAATGCCTGCTCGACGCGCACCGTCGCGCCGACTGCCAGCAGCACGACGCGGAGCTGGCGCGCAGCATGCGCACCTTCACCCGCGCCGCGCGCATGACCACCACGCCGGCCGGCATCACGATCGGCATCGCGTGGCAGCCGCCCGCGCCGCGCCCGGGCATGGACGCCGAGCGCATCCAGGCCGCGCTGCTGGAGCCGCGCACCCGCGAGCCGCTGACCGGCTGGCGGCGCGTCGTCGGCTTCCTGTGGAGCCGCGCATGAACTGCTGCAACCACGCCTGCGACGAGGGCCGCGCCTGCCCTGCGCGCGCTCCGCTGTACCAAGCCGACGGCGGCCACTACTTCAACGAGGGACTGGCCTGGCCGATCGAGGCCGACGAGCCCATCGAAACCGCCGAATCCGCACAGGACAAGGCCTACGCCGCCGGGGCCATCTCCGTCGTGCTGCTGGTCCTCTCCTTCGGTGCCGCCGTGGCCCTGTATTTCAACTGAGCAAAGGAGCATCGTGAACGCTTCCAACAACCTTGTGGAGTCTCCGTTCGGCGCGCCGGCCGCGCAGCCGGACACCGCTGGCTCGCGCCAGCTGCAGCAGCGCGAGAGCGCCGAGACGCTGGCCATGGTCGCCATGGCCAAGCGCTTCCCGCGCGACGTCATCGCCAACACGGACAAGATCCTCAACGCCTTCACCCGTCCGAGCCTCGCGGAACGCGCGCAGTACCAATTCAGCAAGGGCGGCAGCGACGTCGCGGGGCCCAGCATCCGAGCCGCCGAGGCCATCGCGCAGATGTGGGGCAATCTGTGCTTCGGCTTCAGTGAAATCTCGCGCGGCATCGGCTACGACGGCGTGCCGTTCAGCGAGGTCGAGGCCTTCTGCTGGGACCTGGAGAGCACGAACCGCCAGCCGCTGAAGTTCATCGTCCGCCACTGGCGCGACACGAAGCGCGGCGGCTACAAGATCACCGACGAGCGCGACATTTACGAGCTCGTCGCCAACCAGGCGCAGCGGCGCAAGCGCGCGTGCATCCTGGCCCTCATCCCAGGCGATGTGGTGGAAGCTGCCATGGCTCAGGCCGACGTGACCCTGCGCACCAAGGCTGACACCAGCCCGGAAGCCATGACGAAGATGGTCGACGCCTTCGCGGCGTTCGGCGTCACGAAAGAGCAGATCGAGAAACGCATCCAGCGCAGGCTCGATGCGATCCAGCCCGCACAGGTCGTGCAGCTGAAGCGCATCTACACCAGCTTGCGCGACGAGATGAGCACGCCGGCCGACTGGTTCGACCCCGAGGGTGCAGGCGACGACGGCGCTCCGGCTGGCGGCAAGCCGTCGGTAAAGATGCCGACGGCGAAGCCGCCCCAGCAGCCCGCAGCCGCCGCCGGCATGCCCGAGCCGACGCCCGCGCCGACCCCGCCGACTGCCGCCGCGGCTGCGGACCCGGATACCGGCGAGCTGTTCCGGGTGCCGCCCGGCGCGCAGGAGGTCAAGCCCACGCGCGAGCCGGCTGGGACCGGTGTGCTGGCTACCGACGGCGAGCGCAGCCTGATCCTCAAGCGCGCGCGCACCGCCGGCGTCGAGATGGCCGCCCTCCTGGAGTCCGCCGGCGTCACCGGGCTGCCCGCCGATCTGGCCGGGCTCACCAAGGACGGGTTCATCGCGCTGAAGGACGCCCTGCCGCGATGATCCAGACGCAGATCCCGGGCCTCACCTTCGACGAGGCCGAGCATCGCTACTTCTACCAGGGCGTGGAGGTGCCGGGCGTCACCAGCATCCTCTCGCCGCTGCAGGACTTCTCGGCCGTGCCGCGCGAGGTGCTGGATGCGGCGTCGGCCTTCGGCACGGCGGTGCACAAGGCCTGCGAACTGGACGACCTGCAGCAGCTGGACGAGGAATCGCTGGACGACGCGCTGGCGCCCTACCTCGCTGGATGGCGCCGCTTCTGCCGCGACTATGAGGCCGACTGGATCGGCATCGAGCAGCAGGTCTACCACGCGCAGCTGCGCTACGCCGGCACGCTGGACCGCCGCGGCTCGCTGCTGCTGGATCCGCGGCGCGACTTTCGGGTGCGCGCCATCGTCGACATCAAGAGCAGCGTGGAGCTCTACCCAGCCGTCGGCCCGCAGCTCGCCGCCTACCACCGCGCCGCCGACGAGGGCAACGCGCTCACGAAGCGGCTGGCGGTGCAACTCAAGCCCGACGGCCGCTACGTCGCCAAGTGGCACGACGACCCGACCGACTTCGCCGTCTTCTGCAGCCTGCTGACGCTGCGCAACTGGTGCGCCAAGCACCGGATCACCCCGAATTTCCAACAGGAGAGAGCATGACCACCGACACCGAACAGGCCGCGGCGCAGACGCGCGGCACCGTGCAATACGACGCCTCGCAGGTCGTCGTCTTCGGCACGCAGGCCCGCCGCATGCTGGCCGACGCCCAGGACTACACCATCGACAGCCCCGAGCTGTACGAGGCCGCGGCCGAAGACCTGCAGCGCGTGAAGGCGCTGGCCAAGCAGGTCGAAGACACGCGGGTGAGCATCACCGGCCCGCTGCACCAGGCCAAGGTCGCCGTCGACAACCTGTTCAAGGGACCGACGCAGTTCCTGCAGCAGGCCGAGCAGACGCTCAAGCGCGCAATGCTCACCTGGAGCGAGGAGCAGGAGCGCATCCGCCGCGAGGCGGCGCGCCGGGCCGAGGAGGCGCGCCGGGCCGAGGCTGCGCGGCTGGAGGCCGAGCGCCGGCAGCGCGAAGAGGAAGCCCGCCGCGCCGACGAGGAAGCCCGCCGGCTCGCGGCCGAGGCCGAAGAGGCGAAGCGAAAAGGCGACGAGCAGGCCGCCCTGGAGCTGGAGCAGCAGGCACAGCAGCAGGCCAACGCCGCCAGCGATGCCGCCTGCGACGCCGTGGCCCTGGGCCAGACCGCCGAGGTCATCACGATGCCGGTGGCCGCCCCCGCACCCGTGAGGGTGGCGGGCATCAGCACCAGCAAGACGGTGGACTTCGAGGTGACGAACCTGCACGCGCTGGTGTGCCACGTCGCCCAGCACCCGGAGCTCATCTCGCTGGTCGTGGCCGACAGCGTGAAGCTGCGCGCGCAGGTGCGCGCCACCGGCCTGAACACGAAGCTGCCGGGCGTGCGCGTCTTCGAGAAGAAGACGCTCGCCGCGCGCGCCGCCTGATCACCGCACCACCAGGAGCTCACCATGGAGAAACGCAAGTTCCCCGAGCCGGCCGCGTACAGCGGCAAGCCGCGGCCGCCAATCGCCCTCACCGCCGTCAACTCCTCGCAGGTGCGCGCGATCGGCTACGACCCGGCGACGAAGACGCTGGCCGTGCAGTTCACGCGCGGCGCCGGTGCCGTGTACCACTACCCGAACGTGGAGCCCGAGACGCACGCGGCCTTCGTCGGCGCCGAGTCCATCGGCACCTTCTTCGGCAAGCACATCAAGCCGCTGGCGTTCGAGAAGTTCGCGCCGGAGCAGGCCAGCGCCGAGGAGAAGGTGACGCAATGAGCGCCCTGCGCATCGACTTCACCCCGAAGTACCTGCCGATCCTGGACGTGTTCAGGGCCCGGCAGGACATCCGCTACTACCTGTGCGGCGTGTACGTGGAGAAGGCGCCGCAAGGCGGCGTGTACCTCATCGGGTGCGACGGTCACACCATGGCCATCGTGTACGACAAGCACGGCGTCATCGAGGGTGCCGACAGCGCGATCTTCACCGTCGACCCGGGTCTGGTCGCCGCCGCCAAGCAGGCCGAAGCGAAGAAGTCCAAGAAGCTGCCCTACGCCGTCATGGTTCGCGGACAGCGTGCGATGGTGGCGGTTCCCGACGCGGACGATCTGGAGCTGTTCATCCAGCCCGGACGCTGCCTGATCGAGGGAGCGTTCCCGAAGTGGCGCACCGTGCTGCCCGACTTCGACAAGCTGAAGCCGGGTGCTGCCCTCGGGCAGAACGGTGTGAACGCGACCTACATGGCGCGGTTCAGCAAGGTCATCACCGACAAGCGCCACCAGGGCATGTCCTTCTGGCAGGAGAACTCGGAGAAGCCGCTCGTCGTGCAGATCGACTCCCTCCCCGAGGCCGTGTTCATCGTGATGCCAATGCGCGGCGACATGCGGGAGCTGCAGTTCAAGCACTTCCTGCCGCCCAAGGAAGAACCCGTCGCCCTCGCGGAGGCAGCATGACCGAGAAACCCTCCCGCAAACACCTTCGCGGCTTCGGCTCCATGGACCCTCAGCGCCAGCGCGAGATCGCCAGCATGGGCGGCAAGACCGCCCACCGCGAAGGCCGGGCGCATAAGTTCACCAGCGAGGAGGCGAAGGCCGCCGGCCGGCTGGGCGGCCTGGCGCGGCGGAAGAAGGTGGCCGGCTGATGCGCGCGATCGACCTCTTCGCCGGCGCCGGCGGGTTCAGCACCGGAGCCACTATGGCCGGCTGCCGTGTCGTGTGGGCCGCGAACCACTGGCCGGCAGCCGTGCAGGTCCACGCGAACAACCACCCGGACACCCTGCACGTCTGCCAGGACCTGCAGCAGGCCGACTGGACCGCGGTGCCGGCGCACGACCTCTTGCTGGCCTCGCCGGCATGCCAGGGCCACAGCCGGGCCCGTGGCAAGGAGCGGCCGCACCATGACGCGCAACGCTCCACCGCGTGGGCCGTGGTCAGCGCCGCCGAGTGCCACCGGCCGGCGGCCGTCGTGGTGGAGAACGTGCCGGAGTACGCCGAATGGCTGCTGTTTCCGGCGTGGTGCGCAGCGATGCACGCCCTCGGCTACGCGCTGGCGCCGATGGTGCTGGATGCCGCAGATCACGGCGTGCCACAGCACCGCCGGCGGCTGTTCATCGTCGGCACGCGATCGAAGCACCCCATCGAACTGAAGCTGCCGCAGCGTGAGCACGCGCCCGCGGCGGACGTCATCGACTTCAGCTCCGGCAGCTGGTCGCCGGTGCGTCGCCCGGGCCGCTCGCTGGCCACGCTGAAGCGCATCGAGAATGGTCGCCGCCGGTTCGGTCCGCGCTTCGTGGCGCCGTACTACGGCAGCGGGAGCGGCGAGACCGGCCGCAGCCTGGACCGGCCGCTGGGCACCGTCACGACGCGCGACCGCTGGGCCGTGATCGACGGCGACCGCATGCGCATGCTGAGTGCGCAGGAAGCGCGCAGCGCCATGGGGTTCCCCGAGGGCTACCAGCTCCCGGCCGCCCACAAGGAAGCGATACACATGCTGGGCAACGCCGTCTGCCCGCCGGTGGCCTGCGACGTGATCAACGCGATCCGGGAGGCTGCGTGAGCGACGCCTACCTGGACTTCCTGCGCGACAAGATCAACCTCGCGCGCTTCAGCGGCTTCGACGTGCCGCTGGAGGAGATCAACCCGGTCCTGAAGCCTCACACCCGCGACATCGTGCGCTGGATGGTCAAGGGCGGCAACCGAGCGGTGTTCGCCAGCTTCGGCCTGCACAAGACCGCCACGCAACTGGAGGCGCTGCGCCTGATCGGCGTGCACCGCCCGGGCCTGCGCCTGCAGGTCCTGCCGCTGGGCGTGCGTCAGGAGTTCTTCCGCGAGGTGCGCGAGCGCTTCACCGGCGACTGCGCGGTCGACCTGCGCTTCATCCGCTCCGACACCGAGATCGGAGATGAGCGGACCATCTACCTCACGAATTACGAGAGCGTGCGCGAGGGGAAGGTCACGCCCGGGCTGTTCCGCGCCACCAGCCTCGACGAGGCGAGCATCCTGCGCAGCTACGGCAGCAAGACCTACCAGGAGTTCCTGCCCGCGTTCGCGCCGGTGGAGTTCAAGTTCGTGGCCACGGCCACGCCAGACCCGAACCGGTACAAGGAGCTGATCCACTACGCCGGATACCTGGGCGTGATGGACACGGGCCAGGCGCTGACGCGGTTCTTCCAGCGCGACAGCGAGAAGGCCGGCAACCTGACGCTGTATCCGCACAAGGAACAAGAATTTTGGCTCTGGGTCGCGAGCTGGGCGGTGTTCATCACGAAGCCGAGCGACCTGGGTCACAGCGACGACGGCTACACCCTGCCGGATCTGGACGTGCGCTGGCACGAGATCCCGAGCGACTACGCCACGGCCGGCGAGGAGAAGAACGGGCAGGGCCTGCTGGTGCCGGATCTGGCCATGGGCCTGTCGGCCGCCGCGCGCGAGAAGCGCGATAGCCTGCCGGCACGCGTCGCCAAAGTCCAGGAACTGGTGAGCGAGGCGCCGCAGGACCATTTCATCGTCTGGCACGACCTGGAGGATGAGCGCCACGCGCTGCAGGAAGCCATCCCCGAGGCGGTCAGCGTGTGGGGCTCGCAGGACCTGGAGGAGCGCGAGGAGCGGATCATCGCTTTCAGCGATGGCGAGCACCGGATCCTGAGCACGAAGCCGGTCATCGCCGGCAGCGGCTGCAACTTCCAGCGGCACTGCCACCGGGAGGCGTTCGCCGGCATCGGGTTCAAGTTCAACGACTTCATCCAGGCGGTGCACCGCACCCACCGCTTCGGGCAGGCGTATGCGGTGCGGCTGGACATCATCTACACCGAGTCCGAGCGCGCGATCCGCGACGAACTTCTGGCGAAGTGGGGCCGCCACGACGCGCAGCAGCAGCGGATGGCAGAACTGGTGCGCACCTACGGGCTGGACCAGCTGGCCATGCAGGACACGCTGGCCAGGACGATCGGCGTCGAGCGTCAGGTCGTCAAGGGCGAGCGCTTTGAGGTGGCGAACAACGATGCGGTTATGGAAGCGCGCGAGCAGGCCGACAACTCGGTGGACCTGATCGTCACCTCCATCCCGTTCGCGAACCACTACGAATACACGCCCTCGTACAACGACTTCGGCCATACCGAGGGCAATGACCACTTCTGGCGGCAGATGGACTTCCTGACGCCCGAGCTGTACCGGATCCTGAAGCCTGGGCGCATCGCGGCGATCCACGTGAAAGACCGCGTCCTCTTCGGCAACGTCACCGGCCTGGGCCGCCCGAGCATGGACTACTTCCACGAGGAGGCCGCCACGCACCTGCGCAAGCACGGCTTCCACAAGCTGGGGATGGTCACGATCACGACCGACGTGGTGCGGGAGAACAACCAGACCTACCGCCTCAGCTACACGGAGATGTGCAAGGACGGCACGAAGATGGGCGTCGGGTGCTCCGAGTACCTGCTGGTGTTCTTCAAGCCGCAGACCGACCTCTCCCGCGGCTACGCGGACGATCCGGTGGCCAGGGCGAAGGCCGACTACAGCCTCGCGCGCTGGCAGATCGACGCGCACGCCTACTGGCGCTCCAGCGGCAACCGGCTGCTGACGGCCGACGAGATGGCCGCGATGGGCCCAGCAAAGCTGGCCAAGTTCTTCACCGACGACAGCCTGCGCCACGTGTACGACTACGAGCGGCACGTCGCAATCGGCGAGCAGCTGGCCGACCGCAACGCCCTGCCGAAGCAGTTCGCCTGCCTGCAGCCGGGGAGCCCGGATCCGTGGGTGTGGACGGACGTCAACCGCATGCGCACTCTCAACGGGGAGCAGTCGAAGCGCAACGTGGAGCAGCACGTCTGCCCGCTGCAGTTCGACATCGTGGACCGAGCGATCGAGCGCTGGAGCATGCCCGGCGAGGTGGTCTACGACCCTTTCCACGGCCTCGGCACCGTGGGCGTGCGGGCGATCCGCGCCGGCCGCCGGGCCCGCGGCTCCGAGCTGTCCGCCGCCTACTTCAAGGACCAGGTGCACTACCTGCGCGCCGCCGAGCGCGAATTCACCATGCCGACGCTGTTCGACGCGCTGGAAGAGGAGATTGCCTGATGGATGCGTTCAAAGGAGGAGAGTGATGCTCGACGCGAACGAACTGGAGCGCATGGCGCGCGAGCGGCCGGACAGGTGCCTCCTCAAGGGCACCGGCGTCCTCAAGCTGACCGGCGCCGTTCGGCTGCTTGAAGGCCGCCTGGGTGTGGCGGTCGGGCTTCTGCACGAGTGCCTGGGGCCGCTGGAAGTCTCCGCCGCCGTCATCGAATCGGAGGACGGCGGAGAGGCCATCGAGGCACTCATAGCGCAGGTGCGCAAGTTCTGCGCCGATGCCGCCGCGATCGGCGTGCCAGCGAGCCTCGTTGCTGGCGAGAAGGATGGCGGCAATGCTGCGTGACCCCGACTACTTCGGCGCGAGCGATGCATGGCTGATGTTCGGCCTGTGGATGTGGGTGAGCGGACACCCGATCGTCGCAGCGTTCAGCGTGACGCTATGCGCGGTCATCTGCGTGCTGCCGGACCCCGAGCCGAAGGGCGACGGCTCCGGCGCTCGACAACCCGATGGAGAACAGCAATGATCCACCTCACCTACCACCAGGCGCAAGCCGTGGCCGAGCGCGCGGCGCGCGTGCGCAAGCTGGCCCGCGAGAGCCGCGGCTACGGCCTCAAGGGCACTGAGCGCGTCGTCGTGACGCTGGGGAACCCCTACTACAGCGAGCCGCGGCCGGAGAACCACGGCTACTACCTCTCCGTCGAGGGCCGATCCGGTGCGCCGGTGCCGCTGTTCGCCAAGGATCTCGGCTACGAGCGCAACTTCGAGGCGTCGCGGCTGCCGGCCCGCGACAGCGACGGCCACGTGCAGCACCCGGACATGGAGGGCATCGGCTGGGACGAGTTCGACATGGGGCCGCAGCTTCGCGCGCTCGGCTGGCACAGCACCACCGTCAGCTTCGAGAGCGACGCGAGCGACGAGGCGCAGGCGCGCTACGAAGAGGGCAACAGCCCGGACTGCTCCTACTGGACGCCCTCGCGGCCGGAGGGCGAAGGCTGGCTGCTAGCCGCGATCTACGACACGGAAGACGGCCCGGTGGCGCTGTATGTGCGCGCCGCCGATGGCGCGGGAGCCAAATCGTGATCGGTCGCCCCGACTTCGACCGCAACGGCGCCGAGGTGCCCGGCGACATGATCCCGTGCCTGTCGATTCGCCAGCCATACGCCTGGCTGATCGTGCAGGGCATCAAGCCGGTGGAGAACCGCACCTGGCGCACGAACTTCCGTGGCCGCGTGCTGATCCACGCGGGCGTCACCTACGCGAAGCGCGACTTCGCCGACGACTTCGAGCGCTGGGAGGGCCAGGGTTACCCGCGCACACGCGAGGAAATGGTCGGCGGCATCGTCGGGGAGGCCGTCATCGTGGACTGCGTGAAGGAGCACCCGAGCCCGTTCTTCTTCGGGCCGCACGGATTCGTGCTGGCGCAGGCGAAGGCGTATCCGAAGCTGATCGCCTTCGGCGGCCGGCTCGGCTTCTTCGGCGTGCCGGCGGCACTCGTTGATGGCGTGGGAGAGGTGCCCCGTGGCTGAACTGCTGCGACATGACCGCGACTGGCGCGACTACCCGATAGGGACGAAGGCGCACGCATACAACGGTGGCGCATGGCTGCGCACCGAACGCGGCTGGACGTGGAATGGTCACACCCGGAGCCCGGGAAGCACGTTCCCCACGCCCGGAGCCGACGCATTCGGGAAGTGCATCGAACTGCCCACCGATGGCGTGACGGGCAAAGCGCATGGATGAACTCCGCGAAGCATTCGAGGCATGGGTTCGCCGCGCCCGCCCGAAGGCAGACCTCGCACTGAAGGGGGACGGCGACTACCGATCGCAAGCAGTGCGGAATCAATGGGAGGCGTTCCAAGCCGGCGCGGCACACGTCTCTGGCGTGCAGGGCACTTTCAACGATCAAGGAGAGAAGGCGTGAAACGTCGCATGGTGGAAGGCTCCGATGCCTTCCGAATCGAACTGCTCAAGCTGATGCCCGGCTACTCGTGGACTGTGCACAAGTCGCTGTTTGAGGATCGCATCGAAGCGACCGGGACCCAATCCAGCGGATCGAACCGACTCTCCACGTTGTCGGTGATCCGCACCCAAGGATCCGATGGCGTCGTGAGATACGAGGCGCGGTCCGCCGGCTACGGCCTGCGAGCGCCGTGGCTGCACACGAACGCAGACGGCACGCTCGCGCGCGCGCTACGCGGGCTGCAGGACCACTATGAGCACCGCGCCGCGACCTATCGGTCGCACGCTGCCGCCCTGCAGCAGGGACGCGCCCTTGGCGTGGAGCCGTCCGAACCGCTGCGCCACAGCACCAAGGAAAACGGAGACTGCCCGCACTGGTGCAGGGCGTGCGCCGCCGAGCGCGAGCAGCGCATTGCCGGCGTGAAGGAACTTCCCGGAGGACAAGATGGCTGAGACGAAACGGCCCTGCGCGGACTGCGACAACGTAGAACCGTGCGACATGCTGGAGCGGTGCATCAAGCACGATCCCGCGCCCAAGACCTTCGACAACTACACGCGCCTGAGCACGCCGGCCGGCACGCACGTCGAGCCCTGCCCGGTGTGCGCCGCCGACCCGGAGATCTGGCAGTACATCGCCAAGGAAGGCGACGTGGCGCAGAAGGTAGTCATGTGCAGCCACGACGACGAGATCGGGCCGCACGACGCGCTGGCCGGCGGCGGCTGCCCGCTCTACATGCCGCCGCAGAGCTTCTACCGGCCGACGATCCGAGAGGCCGTGAAGCACTGGAACGAATACGGCCAGGCGTTGAGCGCCCTGCGGAGGAAAAACGGCTGGCAGCGCGCCCAGGTGCTGCGCGACGATGCTGGCGTGCCGGTGTTGGATGGCCAGACGTTTTCGCGAAAGACGCCCTAATCCATGGCCGCCCAGGGCAACCTCACCAAGGCCGAGCTGCGCAGCGTCAGCGGCGCCGCGCGTGATGCCGCGCAGGAGCGCTGGCTCAAGGCCGAGGGCATCCCCTTCAAGCGCAACGCGAAGGGCGAGCTGGTGGTGCTCTGGGTGCACGTGCAGGCCTGGGTGGAGGGCCGGGAGCGCCCCACCGGCCGCGGAATAAACTGGGCCGCCTGCTGACATGCCAAAGGTCACGCCCTACCCTCGCTTTCGCACCCTGATCCGCAAGGGCGCAGCCGGCCGCGTGCACGTCTACTACGCCTACGACATGCGGCCGGAGGGCAAGCCTGACATCCAGCTCGGGAAGGACCGCGAAATCGCGCTGGCGAAGTGGGACGAGCTGCACAACGGACGGCCGCGCATCCGCGGTCTGATCCGCGAGGCGATCCAGGATTGGCTCGAGCAGGTGCTGCCCACCTACAGCAACGCCGGCACGCGCCGCAACTACGCGGCCAACCTGAAGCAGATCGACGCGGTGTTCGGCCTGGCCGAGTGGGAGGACGTGACGCTGCTGGTGCTGAAGAAGTACCTCACGACGCGCACGAACAAGGCCGACAAGTCGAAGAAGGCCGGCACCACCGCCAACCGCGAGCTCGCCGCCTTCCAGATCGCCTGGAACTGGGCCCGGCAGACCGCGCCGGAGGGGCGCGACGTGCCCTACACGGAGCTGCCCTGGCCGGCGGCCGGCATGGAGCGCTCGAAGTGGAAAAACCCGGAGCAGGCCCGCGAGTTCGAGGTCACCGGCGAGCTCTTTGCCGCGGTGTACGAGCAGGCCTGCCAGTTCCTCAAGGACACGATGGACCTGTCTTCGGCCACCGGCATGCGCCTGACGGACTGCATCAAGGTGCCGCTGCCGCGCGGCGATCGGCTACCGCTCAAGGCCAGCAAGACCGGGAAGAAGGCGGACTTCGACCTGTCGATGTCGGAGGTGCTGCCCGGGCTGATCGAGCGCCGGCGCGGCTACGACGCGAACCACATCATGCTGATCTCTACGCCCGACGGCTTCCCCGTGTTCCACAAGGATCTGCGGCGTGAGTGGGACAAGGCGCGCGCGAAGGCCGCGGCGAAGGCCCGCCAGACCGGAACGAAGGAAGGCGAGGAATTCGCCCGGCGCATCGAGGCCATGTGGCTGCGCGACATGCGCAAGATGGCCGCTGACCTGGCGCCGACCACCGAGGCCGCGAGCGAGTTGCTGCAGCACTCGTCTAAGGCGCTGACGCAGCGCCACTACCGCACGCGCGGCGACACGCTCAAGCCGGTGCGCTAAATGCTGGAGTTCAACGAGTACCTGTCGAAGGAGTGGCGTGGCCTCGTCGTCGGGCCCGACGCGCTGCAGCGCTTCGAGCGAACGACGGATCGCTCGATCCACCACGGCGCCTACTTCCTCTTCGACGGCGATCGCCTCGTCTACGTCGGCCAGTCCTGCTACGTGAAGAACCGCATTCGGCAGCATCGTCAGGTGTGGCGCGCCTTCACGCACTGGAGCGCGATTCGGGTTCCTGCCGACCTGCTCACGCAGATCGAGACGGCGTACATCCACGCGTTGCGACCCGTGCAGAACACGACGATCCCTCCCGTGAGGGATGCGTTTCACGATCGCATAGTTGGAGCGATCCAGGTGGCCTGGGGAGTTTCCGCAAAAACTCCCGTTCCCAATGAAGGCAACGCCCGGTTTTCTCGCGTTTAA